AATCCTTTTGTGACCAGGGTGGGATTCAAACCCACGACCTTCAGAACCGGAATCTACCATTTAAAACAACATAATAATTTATAATACAACATATTACAAATTATAAAGAAACACATTTGCGAAACAATTGCGAAACTTCTGTTTCTAAAAATCATATTTCAAAACTTTTTATTGGCAATTGCCAATTGTATTTACCGAGGCAAAACACTATAGACCCTCCAGCCATTTTTTACCGGACTTGGTGTTAAGCCAAATTGCTATGACTGATCCTACAACTGCCATTATGCAGAATAATCCTATTAATGCTTCCATATCATCTATTCTACTTTATTATTTTATACCCAATATAAGCAAAAATGTAAGTTACAAATGCTCCGATTGATATAATAATCCAAGAATCAATGTTATTCTTATTTATAACAACCGAAGCAACACTCCCTATCACTAATGCCGCGAAAGATAACTTGGAAAGATCATAAAAGAACTTTCCAAGTGTTTCTTTTGAAACCATCTCTCGCTCGCGTATATTTTGTTTCTCTTCTTGCTTTTTCTCCCAGTTGCCCATATCATATATTAAATCGTAAATCAAATATTTTTTTTCATACAATTTGAATATTAACTCATTATTATAATCTATAATATCGATATATTTGAGAACAAACCGAAAATCTACTGCCTATCCAACATAGTCCTTAACGCCCATATTGTTTCATCCTTAGATTTAATTGTTGCGTCCTTTTCTAAAATAATCCTCTCAAGGTCTTGAATACGTTGGTTAAGTCTATCGGTATCGTTCAAGCCAGTACCTGCACTTGAACTTAGGCTTTGTATTTCCACACTGCCATCCGGTTTAATAATTTTTTGTGTTCCGCTTTCTGGCATGGATACGTTAATATGTTGCCCTCCGATATTACTTACGTTTTCGTTACCATTAACAGTGACTTTATTATTAGAGTACGTAGAAGTCAGACTATCACCTTCGCCAGTAAGGAGCCAGCCCATATTATATTTTGGAAACCTTTCTACTATTTTTTTACAAGTATTTCGAGATGGATTTCTTTTTTCATTTATAATACGTGTAATGGTCACATTATTATTAAGCCCAATAGCTTTACTAAAGGAGTTTTTATTAAGCCCCTCATTATTAATCACATACTGTATTCTTTCCCAACCTTCCATAGAACCGATATTAACCGTTAGTATTAAACAAAGTTAATATACTAACTTTTTATATTCAATAGTTTGTTACAATACAAACTGTTAGTATATTTGTGCCATAATAAATAACAAACCCGTTTTGCAAACGAAAACAAAACGGCGATTTGCAAATATAAAAAATAAACAAGATATGAAGGTTGTAAGGTATAAGATTTTGTACGAAAAAGGGGTAGTATCCAAGTTATCCTCCAGATTCGGCGTAACAGAGCAAACGGTCAGGAATGCACTTAGGTTTTCAACAGAAGGGAATCAACCTGATTTAATCAGAGAAGTTGCATTAAAAGAATATGGATGTGTACTACAGAAAAAGCAAATACAGTCATGAAAATCAAGATAGAACTTTTCGAATTAAAAAACCTCCTCATTGAAGCGGCAACGCTCGGTGCAGAGGCAGCGGAGAAAAGACGTTCTCCTACTTCTGATAGGATAAGCCAGAGGGAAGTCTATAGATGGCTTAAGGGTCTTGGTTATAGACCCTCGCTTCTCAAAAAATTGGAAGATAGTCTTAAAATAAAAGGAAATAGAGATGGAGGTGGAAAAAATTCTCCTCTGATGTATTCCAGACTTGAAATAGAAGCGGCTTTAACAGCATACAAATCTTTTGATTCTGTAAATGGCATATAAAGGGCATAAGCCGAAAGCGTTCGGCTGGTGAAGGAAAGCGTTCCTGACCGGGTTCGAATCCCGGATGCCCACAAAAACGTTCTTTGACATGGTTACAATGAAAGTCCTTGATCCTATCATAGGTTACACGTAAGAGGTATCGGGATAGCGACAAGGCGGTATAAGGCAAAATGGAGGGAGGAAAGATATTTCCAGCTCACGATGAAGTTTAATCGTTCTTTTCATCAAGTCTTATGCGACAATGCGAAAGTATTATAAAGCTGGAACATCCTTTAGGTGTTACGAGTCAAACGTTGGTTAACCTATCCAGTTTTCAAGATATAACCCGGTTTTGAAGGCGTGAAGCTGTCGATCGGATCGGCTGCCGGGTGCAAGTAACTAATTGTATTAAAACATGAACATTTTCAAAGTAATCAAATTAAAAATAAGACAATGGTATATTAGAAAATTATTCTTCCGAATATACTTTGGTTTCCTAAAGCGGAGTAATGAAAATTACCCTTTTGAGAGAGCAGCTTGTGATCTGGGCAATATCATTGACTTTCTTAAACAGGCTTCAAATTCACATCAAATTTAGCATTTCGAACATGATAAGGAGGAAGGACAACTGGAATAGAGAATCTAACCTTCGAAACATTTTCGTCTTTGGTTGTATTTCCACTGCCTATACTTCCTGCTACAATAGCAGACAGGACAGTGATCTTTCCTGCTATCTCATTAGATGAACCGACAGAAACTGATACCTCAAAATCAATATCTGAAACAGTTAATGCACTTAGTTCTTTTGATTGTATATGATTTTTATTATTCCAATTACCTGTAGGAGCAATTATAGCACCATTATTCAGTTCTTGTTGACACTCCTTGACAGCATTGGTTATATCAAAAATTACCCCTTTGATAAAATCTTTTAATTCCATATTTCTTAATATTTATGTTTAGCACCGTAAAGTTAAGAAAACCCTCCGAAAAAGCGTGAAGCTGCTGATCGAATTAGCCGGAGGGATCATAAACGGAGGTTCACAGGTGGTAACGAATATGTCTGTAGCCGTTTTCATATTCGTTATGCTGTTCAATACAGCATCCTCCACTTTGTATTTTGCAATTAAATTTTTGGTTTTGGTTTATGCCTCTCTCGTCCGTGAGGATATAGCGAGGCGTCTTTTGGTATAAATGAAAGAATTATATATGTTACCGGAGCTTTCTGGGAAGACCGCTCCGGCTCTTTATCTGAAATTAAAAAATCAACGATATATGAAAGCAATTCAACTGTTCATGTTCAGCCTATCTGCGCTGGTGACATTCACGCTGTTTATCGGCGCGTTCTTCAATCCGTCATATTGGCTATTCGTGCCGGGTATGGCGTATTTATCATACCTGTTTTTCAAAGAAAAGCGATGGTAAGGGATATCTACATTATAGATCCGGACGGGGAGCAAGACTTCGACGGGTTTGAAGATACGGAAGATCCCGAAGATGTATATCAGAGGGAATGGGAAAATACAACTATGTATTGGTAAGATTAATATTCAAATCTAAATTATATAGAAAATGACTAAAAATGAAATTTTAAACAGCGACTATGATGTCCGCCGTAACGCTGCCGGGAACCCTAACACATCGGTAGAGGTGTTAACTGAACTGGCTAAGGATAGCAACTGGGGTGTCCGCTGTAACGCTGCCGGGAACCCTAACACACCAGTAGAGGCGTTAACTGAACTGGCTAAGGATATCAAATGGGGTGTCCGCCGTAGCGCAGCCGGGAACCCTAACACACCGGTAGAGATGTTAACTGAACTGGCTAAGGATATCAAATGGGGTGTCCGCCGTAGCGCAGCCGGGAACCCTAACACACCGGTAGAGATGTTAACTGAACTGGCTAAGGATATCAAATGGGGTGTCCGCCGTAGCGCAGCCGGGAACCCTAACACACCGGTAGAGATGTTAACTGAACTGGCTAAGGATATCAAATGGGGTGTCCGCCGTAGCGCAGCCGGGAACCCTAACACACCGGTAGAAGTGTTAACTGAACTGGCTAAGGATAGCGACAGTGATGTCCGCTGTAGCGCAGCCGGGAACCCTAACACACCGGGTTATAAAGAAACAACCTACGATTTCGTAGTCACTAAAAACTATGTGGCGGTAAAAGGAACTAATCATATGTGGTATAAACACAATTACCCCCAAATCGCCCCTTTTTATACTTGTGGATGTTTCTGCGGTTCAAGAGAACAACTTCTCGTTAGAATCTATTCGATTGATAATATAAGTTGTGATCCGGCAATAAGGGTTAGAATACTTAATGCTTTAGACAACAAATTCAAAGAGGTGTTCGGTCGGTAGAAGAAAAACAGAATCAGAGGGAATGGGGGAGTATCAACATTAAACAGGTAATCACCAATATGAGTACAATTAATTTAAACGAACTCCGCGACCGGGCATACAAAATTGCACGAGATCATGGTTTTCACGATGCCGACTGGAGCAATGAGCATCTCCTTTGTCTTGTTATCAGCGAACTGATGGAAGCGGTTGAAGCAGATAGAAATGATAGCAGAGCCAATATGATAGGCTTCGAAACCTGCATAAAAAATGCCTATCAAGGCATTGTTCGGGACGATTGGTTTCTGAAAGCTTACAGAGCCGATATTAAAGGAAGTGTTGAAGAGGAACTTTCCGATGTGACCATATGTTTGCTTGATCTTGCGGGACTTCGCAAGATTGATTTATCCGAATTACAAGGACCGCTATTCGATAAATTCAATATTACCCCTGAATTTATCAGTTGGAAATCTCAGATTGAAGAGATGAGCTTCACTGAAAGAATATTCTGCCTATGTTCTCTTTTAACAAGCAGAGAAAGTATTGAAGATGTTGTCAGATCATCTATAGTGATAATATTCTTACATGCTGATATATTGGGTATTGATCTTCTTTGGCATATTGACCAGAAGATAAAATACAACACACTCAGACCTGTAATGCACGGAAAGAAGTATTGATTAACAATAAAAAGTATGGAAAAAGTTTTTATAACTAAATATGCCTTAACAAAAGGCATATTGGAAAAAGAAGCGGAAATATGCGATTATGGAAATGGACATATAAGAGCATACGTGAAAGGAGAGTTTTCGAGTTATTCTTTAGGTAAAGAAGCTTTTAGGACAAGAGAACAAGCTATGGAAAGAGCCGAGAAGATGAGATTAAAAAAGATCGCTTCTTTGAAAAAACAGATAGAAGCATTGGAAAAGATGAAATTTTAAAAAAATCTGAATCAAATGGGAAAAGTACACGCCTCTCTATTCTCTGGTTTCGGAGCTGCCGATCTTGCCGCTGAGTGGATGGGTTGGGATAATGCCTTCTGGTGTGAGATAGATAACTTTCCTCGGACTGTACTAAGTTACTGGTTCCCGAAATCAAAAGGATATGGAAACATTAAAGAAACAGACTTCACGCCTTGGCGTGGAAAGATCGATGTACTCACAGGAGGATTCCCCTGCCAGCCATTCAGCGTTGCCGGACAGCGAAAAGGACAGGAAGATGACCGCTACCTCTGGCCGGAAATGCTTCGTGCAATACGAGAGATACGACCCACTTGGGTTATTGGTGAAAACGTTAGTGGAATCATCAGCATGGTACAACCGGGCTGTGAAACTGAAGTGGAACATCAAGCCGCTTTATTTGAAGAGACTGACAAGGAAACGTTACTCGAACAAGAATACGTCGTTGAAACCATCTGCCGTGATCTTGAGCAAGAAGGATATTCCATCCAGCCGATTGTTATTCCGGCTTGTGCCGTCGAAGCGCCGCACCGTCGGGACCGAATCTTCTTTATTGCCTACTGTGCAGACGCAGGGACTGAAAGTCTGCAACGAAAAGGGGAAGACGGAGTTTATCGATCTGAAATTACTTCCGACACCAACGGCCATGATGCCGGCCGATCAGGATATGAAGAAGTTGAATGCCAGACGGGAAAAAGTCAGACAAAAGAAAGGGAATGGGAATGGGTTCGGTGTAACGCTAAACGAATTGGCAAAAAGGACTATTGCCGACTCCAAATGCGCGGGAAGCGGACAAGTACAGCAAGAAATACAATCCAAAAAGTCAAATGGGAACAGCATTGACAGCATTGGCAATGAACGAAATGTTACCTACACCCACAGCGAACAGCTGGAAGACTCCATGCGAACATGGAACGGGTTCACCGAACCTGCAAACCTATATTGCGAGAAAACTTGGTCCAACTTCCCGACTCAATCCCCTGTTTGTCGAGGAAATGATGGGCTTCCCTTTGATGTGGTGTGCCTTACCATTTCTCTCACAGCGTGGTGTTCCGGATCAATCAAAGGCTACGGAAACGCTATAGTCCCACAGGTGATATATGAGATATTTAAAGCAATAGAAACAATTCAAGAATAAATAGATATGAGTGAAGCTATTTTAAAGAAATACGAAACGGAAATATACCCATTCAAGGTATGGGTAGCCATTGCACAAGACAGAGACGAAATATTAAAGAAGTTCGTTGATTACACAGATGGTACCCCTGTTAAAGATGTCCCTCAAACAGATTTCGTGCAATGCGTCGAAGAAACAAAGACGGGAAATTACGGCGCGTTAATTGTCTTTTATGATGAAAGCAGGCTTACACATAGAACCGTCACTCACGAGGTCATACACGCCGTCGGAGACTTGCTTCAATGCATAGGAGACGAAATCTCCGGAAATGAACAAACTGCGTACCTGGCTGGCTGGATTGCTGATTGCGGTGAAAAAACTAAATATGAAATTAATATCTAAAAAGAAATGAAGATAGTAACAATCATGTGCCTGCTGGCCATGCTCGCCGGATGCACACCGCAGAAAGTGGTAATTACAAGTAAGCCAAACCGGTTTGTAAAACAGTTTCAACAAGCGGATTCCGCATTTAACAAGCAATACGGAAAGGAGGAAGGTTATGGGAAATTATTATGATAAAGATAGTGTATATCATATAGTGCCAAATGAAGAGGCTTTAGATAGAGGTCCTTATGCCTGGAAAGGCTCATCTACTAAAGAGGGAAATAACCGAAAAGCTATTGCCAAGCGGAGAAAGAAAAACAAGAATAAGAAAACTCATAGATAAATAGAACTGAGTCGGAATAGCTCAAATCACGAAAGGAATAAGCATCCGAGGTGTAAACCTCGCCTCAGATCGGCAACCGCAAATCTTGAAAGTGGTAGACCTTGACATTTGCAATGGTCCGGTAGGCAGGAGCACGGTAGGGTGAGTATTAATAATCAATGTTTAATTAATCAACTCCGCTGTTAAAGGACAGTGTCCGGTGAGAGACCGGTTATTTTGTTTCTATTTATTATTTCAAACAACATCCCGGTGTACTTTGATAGGTTATCCGGGAACAATTACCGCCAGGAGGCAGGCAACAGGGCGCATAGCTTAATGGTAAAGCGTCCCCGACCGGGGAAGAAAGGGGTTCGATTCCCTAGCATCCACAAACACTTTAAATAATAAAAGACATGGGACAAGAAAATCAAACAACAGAACTGCAAATATCCCAAGCTAAGCAAGCAGCCGAATTTGCACTTACTCCGGTCGGACAGATGGTGAAACAGTTCGAGGTCATGCAACGCATGGCAAAGATGTACACGGAAAGCACAATCGTACCAGAAGCCTATAAAGGCAATGTTGGCAACTGTGTGATTGCGATTGATATGGCAACACGTATGGGCGTGAATTCGCTGATGGTCATGCAAAACCTTTACATTGTCAAGGGCAACCCCTCATGGTCGAGCAAATTCCTTATTGCTACCATCAACATGAGTGGTAAATATTCATCCCTACGATACCGAAAACGAAGTCTCGGTAAGGTCGGAAAGATCAAATATAACGAAACGGTTTGGGATAATGTTGCTAAGCGTAATACCATAGTGGTAAAAGAGTTTGACGGTACAGATGTTGACAACATTGAATGTATTGCCTACGCAACTGAACTTTCTACAGGGGAGACACTTGAATCCGATCCTATAACGATTGAAACGGCAATTAAGGAAGGATGGTATACAAAAACCGGTAGCAAGTGGGTTACAATGCCAAGCCTTATGCTTACTTATCGTGCTGCTGCATTCTGGCAACGTATGTACTGTCCTGAAATCAGCATGGGATTCTTGACTAAAGAAGAAGCTGACGACATACAGGATGTCGAATATGAAGAAATCAAGCCAAAAAACAAGCTGGCCGATCTGGCAAGCATAGCAGCCGTCCCAAAAAAAATGGAAGAACAGCAACCATACCCAGTTGAAAAAGCAGAGACGGATAGTAAACAACCCTCACAAAAAACCCTGTTATGATTGATAATGCAGCACAGCATACGATAGCTTGGTTCCGCGCCCGTCATGGGAATATCACAGGCAGCAATGTCGGCTTACTAATGAAAAGCGGGCGCACGGACATCTTTTCTGAAACAGGGAAAAGCTACATATATCAAATAGCATCAGAAAGGGCAATGAATCCGGCTATCGTTAATGACGATAGCCAGTTTGCCGAATATCTCAAGCAAACGGAAGTGACCAGCAAGGCGATACGATGGGGCAACGAACAAGAGACGGATGCTCGCAACCTGTATGCCGAAATATCCGGTCTGCATATTGTGGAGGTCGGTTCGTGCAAACATCCTACCATTCCACATTTTGCCAGCAGTCCAGACGGTTTTTACTACGACGAGAACACCGGCATAAAGTCCTGTCTGGAAATAAAATGTCCCAACCAGGCAACATTCATGCGCTACAAGAACGAGATTTATGACAACGCATCCCTATTAAGCGTAAAATATGAATACTTCTACCAGTGCATGGCACACATGATGTGTACAGGGGCGAAAGAGGTATATTTCATTGCCTATAATCCATATCAATCCGATCCGATACACATCGTCCGTATCCTGCCGGATGAAAAAATATTCGCGGAGATGGAGAGGCGTATACGCCTTGCTAACGATATGATAGATAAAATAATTAATTGAAATGGAAACTAACTATCAGAAAAATACACCTGACAATTTTGGGCAAATAAGATGGCTTGACAAATACATGGAAGGTCATAAAGGATTCATTGCCGGAGGATGTTTTAAGAATATCCTTTCCGGAGAAAGAGTAAAAGACATTGATATTTTCTTTGAAAGTGAAAGCGATTTTCAGGAAGCTGTTAATTTGTTCAATGAAGGAAGACATCAGAAAGAAGGATGGAAATTTAAGTATAGGAATGAGAAGGTATGCGCATTCCAGAAAGAGGGAGAAAGGGTATGGGTAGAGTTCATAGAGTCAGAGTTCGGAAAGCCAGAAGAGATTCTCAGGAGCTTCGACTTTACTGTGGCAAAAATGGCTTACTATAAGGAGCCTAAATACGAAGAAAAGGAAGATGATTATTTTCCATTCTCATCTGCAAGTATAGTAGCATACGAGTACAAACTACTCTATCATGAGAAATTCTTCGAACATCTTCATATGAAGAGGCTGGTCATTGACGAAAATATTCCTTTCCCAATCAGCACATGGGAGCGTACATACCGGTACAAAGGCTATGGTTATGACATGTGTCGGGAAACCAAGAAAAAACTTTTAGAAGCTATTCAGAAAACGGATTTAGATTCTGCCGATTTATCCATGTATAATAATGGTGGATGGGACTAATAAAAAATATAGAGAAATGAACACACAATTAGCAATCAAAGAAAGCGATCTTGAACTGGTCGTTAGTGAAAAAACATTAGGTAGCCTTACTACTAATGCGATCCAAATCAGAGACATGGTAAAATCAACTCTTCCCATGTACGATATATCTAACTATAACGATGACAATATCGACCAAGCGAAGAGAGATAAAGCTGCTCTCAACAAGGCGGCCAAACTTCTCAACTCAAAACGTCTTGAAATCGAAAAGGAATTTATGAAACCTTTCGGAGAGTTCAAGGAAGTTGTGGCTGAAACCGTAAAATTGATTGGCGAATGCTCTGCCAAGATTGACACGGTAGTCAAGCAGAACGAGCAGCAGTATAAAGACAAGAAACTTGCCGTTATCCGTTCCTATTTCGACGATGGAAATACGAATCTGATCGACTTTCGGAAAATCTTCAAGCTGGAATGGCTTAACAAGTCCACAAGCATGAAAGCGGTACAAGCAGACATTGAAACGGTTTTCGCTAAGGTTGACGAAGATCTTGAAACGCTTAAAGGCTTTGGCGGTGATGATTTTGACGTACTTCGCACATACTATATGGACACGATGAACATTGGCAATACCATCCAGTATGCTAATCGTCTGAAGGAACAACGCGAACGTGCCCAAGCAGCAGAAGAAGCACGTATCAAAGCTGAACAGGAACGAAAAGAACAGGAAGAAGCACGTAAGAAAGTAGAAGCAGAACAACCCAAAGTTAGCCAACCCAATCCTTTTAATACGGCTAATCAAAGGATGAATGGGCAACCTTCTTTTATGGATCAGCCTAAAGAACAGCCTGTGCTGGCACAGCCGGAACTTCTAACTCGTGCCTTCAAGGTCACAACAACCCGTGAAAATATTATCGCTCTCGGCAACTTCATGAACGAACACGGCATTGACTTCGACAAGATAGAGGTTCCATGACTTGAGGATGAAGACAGGATAAGTAAAACAGACGTTAAAACAATCATAGGTCTGCTCAGTCGGTCGCAAGTACTAATAGACGCCAACTGCTCTAAGCCGGTCGATCTGGATGTAGCCCGCAGATGCAGGAAGATGGCCCGTAAATTAGAAAGGAGCTTGAAATGAATGATTACGAATACATTCCGGATTGGAAAGTCTGGGAATAGTCGAATAGTATGTTTTGCATGGTATTAGTTTAGGTTAGTTTCCCCTTGCCGTCCGTGAGGATATGCAGAGGGGAGTTTTGGGACGAAAGGGAGTGGTCACATAAGCCATGCGTCAGAGCGGTTCGATTCCGCTCCGTCCCACAAATAGGTTGAACGAATTAAAAGAAATAGAGTATGATGCACAATTGGTTTGAATGTAAAGTCTCCTATGAAAAGATAATGGAGGACGGAAAGCAAAAGAAAGTGACGGAGCCCTATTTGGTCGATGCCTTGTCGTTTACAGAAGCAGAGGCACGTATCATTGAAGAATTAACCCCTTTTATCAGCGGTGAGTTTGTGATAAAAGACATCAAGCGGGCAAAGTTGTCCGAGATATTCTTCAATGAAAATGGCGACCGCTTCTATAAGATCAAAGTCTACTTTATTACGCTCGACGAGAAAAGCGGAGCTGAAAAGAAAACAGCTGCACAGATGCTGACACAAGCCTCCAATTTGAAAGAAGCTATCGAAGTGCTGGAAAAAGGAATGAAGGATACTTTGGCCGATTACGAAATCGCTTCTGTTACCGAAACCGCACTCGTGGATATATTCCCGTATGATGCCGAAGATGACAAAAATACGGATAAAACAGCCGACGCCAACAATCCATCCGTCCGTAAATTCTTCCAGTCCCTACCTGAAGGATGTAAGACGGAAATCACCGTATCGGGAAAGAAGATCATCGTAGACAAGACCGGACGTGACACGGTTGTAACACCGATGGATGAAGGATGAGAAAGGAAACAGTTCGATGGATTTTGGATACGACATACCGGACTATGAACCGGATGAATACGATAATTACGATTACGAATGAGACATATAGAAGATCAATTACAAAAGTCAATAGTCAGATGGTTCGATTTGCAATATGCGAACCTCAGACACTTGCTGATACACGTTCCTAACGGAGGCTATCGCAATGCAGTCGAGGCAGCGAAGTTTAAACAAATGGGTGTCAGAGCCGGGGTCCCGGACCTCATTTTGCTATATCCAAATAAAGAACACCCGTTTATGGGGATCGAGTTGAAGGCCGGAAAAAACAGGCAATCCGTACACCAGAAGGAATACGAAGCTGAGTTTGGTCGGATCGGCGCCAAATATGTCGTTGTCCGTTCGATCGGCGAATTCATGAAAGTTATGAATGAGTACTTAAACAACGTATGACGATGGAGAAAGAGATAAAAGAAATAAGCGATTATCTAAACACCACCTGTTCGAACAATCCGGCGGAAATACAAGAGCGCATATCCGTCATCATGGTCTACATGATGCGTACCGGCGAAATGCTCGCAGAGGCAAAAAAAATACTCCGGAAGAAAAAGTCTGACGAGATACAGAACATGATCATCCGGATAGCGAAAGAAAATTGCCTGTCGGCCAAAGTGCAGAATGCCTTGCTGGACAGTATCGCGGAAGACGAATGCTATCTGGTCGACCGACTGGATAGACTCAATGCTTCTTGCACGCATCAACTGGATTCGCTTCGAAGCCTGCTTAGTTACGAGAAGGAATCGCTTAGATTAAATAAGACTGGGTATTGATTATGAATAGATAACTAAAGTTTAAAAATTTAATTCACAATTATTTAAACCATAAACTAACTATATTAATGAGTATCTTTATATCATTAACAACAAACTGGATAACAATGGATAAATCAAGATATGGCTAAAGCGAAAACAGGATTATCTTTCTATTCTATGGATTCCGACAGGTTCCAGGACATCCGGATAAAGCGATTGAAAAAAGATTGCGGATGCGATGGTTTTGCCGTTTACGAATATATACTCAATGAGATCTACCGGGTAAGAGGCTGTGTCCTCGTGTGGGACGAAAGTACTGCCTTTGATGTAGCCGAATACTGGGGATTGAAGGAAACAAAGGTGAATGAGATAGTACGCTACTGTTGTGCTGTGGGTCTTTTCAGCAAGGAACTGCTCTCTAATGGGAGTGTACTTACTTCACCATCCATTCAATCAAGATACATTGATATGTGTATCCGGGCGAAGCGGAAAGGCATAATAATTCCGGAAGAATACGACATTATTCCGGAAGAATCGCGAAAAATACTGGAAGAATATCGAAAAACTCAGGAAGATTGCCGTAAAGTAAAGAATAGTAAAGTAAAAGAAACTCTCTCTATCGAGAGAGAAAAGAAAAGCGAGCCTTCCGGCTCTTTCTCCCACCCGGACTATCCGGGATTTCACCCTGAAAAAGTGGACAAACCACTGGATGAATGCAAAGCGTTCGTATGCGCTGATTCCGCATGGCTTGAAATAATCCACAGGCAGCAATATATCGGCATGAACGAGATTCACGCCTATCTGGAAGAGTTTTTCCGTGAGCTGTCATGCCGGAACGTGAGAATGAAATCGCCGGAAGATGCGGAAATCCATTTCGCATCATGGCTAAGTATCAAACTTGAAAACCTAAGAAAAAATGCAGGGAATAGGAGGAATCATACATCCGCCGGTCCAAAACGCTACGGGGAGCCTTAAGATCGATCTCGATCCGTACAAACGGTGGTTCCTGCATGTAGCCGAGCAGGTGACAAAGGGAACATTCCGCATAGATGAGCGCAACAGGGACTTAGTAAACAACCTGTTCCTGTACTTCCACCTCCAGGAAGGGCGGCTTGACAGGAGAAAGGGCATCTGGCTGGAAGGCCCTGTAGGTACAGGCAAAAGCACATTGATGCAAGTGTTCAGCCAATATTTCAAGAGCCTTAGGATGGGGTTCAGGGTCTATATATGCAGCCAAGTGACAACGGATTACTCGCTAACAGGTGATCTTAGCCGGTATCTGGATAACGCAGGATGGTCATCATCCGGACCAGTGCCAATGTGTTTTGACGAACTTGGCAGAGAGCCGATTCCGACCAAGTATTATGGCACGGAACTGAACGTCATGCAGCATATCCTGCACATCCGATACAGCTATTGGCAGACTACTGGATTAAAAACTTTTGTCACAACCAATGCTGACGGGGATGAAATAGAACGCTTGTATGGCGATTTTATCCGTGACAGGAGGAAGGAAATGTTTAACATCATCCCTGTAACAGGGGATAGTCGAAGGTAATAGAATTATGAAAATCAATGTATTCAGGACCCAATGCAAGATCGGATCAAAAGTCTTGTACAAAGGAAAAGTAAGAATTATTGCGGACATAGACCGGAGCACGAACAGCATCTCGTTTTCCGGCTACAGATGGATAAGATGCACAGAAGCGAAGCTACTGCCATGAAACAATACAACAGTTGGGATGAAATAGACAAGGACACCGGCGGTCTTGTTACGAGTCTGACATATATCGTCCTATTCGTCAACGACCAAGTGTATAATTTCGAAATGCAGCTTTCCGATCACATCAAGGGATGCGGACTTTATCGCCAAAAGGTCAAAATGCTGATCAACAGCATGGACCGCCAAATGGCCGCATACAACAGACAAATATGCCGGATCGCAGGTGTAAACGCGGAAGCCATGGCCCTCATTACGCAGAGCATGGAGGACGATATCAAGCCTCATATAGATCGCTATGGATTTACCGTCAGCCAGGCATTGCATAATGCCGGATGCCATGAAGATTTGAACAAAGCCCTTTCCATTTGCTCTACGGTGGACATGTTATGCCAGACATCCCAAATTACCATCCGGGATTTCTTTACCGCCATAAGCAAATACGCCCCACTGGCTTACAATCCCCTTCGGTATCTCACCATGGATAAGATGCTGCACTTTGCAAGGGAGCTTACAGAGGTACTTACCCCCAAAGAGATACATGTGAATTTGAATGAGTTGCCAGAAATTGCAAACGCTTTTCAGGCCATAGCAAACAATATGCTTAGGGCGGAAGTATTTGAAAAAGCGTTTGAATCATGCGAAAAATGACAAAAAGATGTGATATGAAAGATTGGATGATTGAAGAAATAAAGCGTCTCGAAAAAGAACGAGACCGGAACTTGGCAATACACTGTAATTATGTGGCCGATAAATATCAAAGGATGATTGATAAGATTAAGATCAAGAAAGAAGATAAAAATTAAAAAGAATATGAATATGAACGAATTTATGACTATACCAGGAACAACTTATATTGTCACTCCTGATTTAAAAATAATCAACTCAAAAACAAATAAGGAAAACCGTTGTACTAATATATCTGTATTAATGGATGATGGCCTTAGGCACGGTTTTAGACGTGAACGCCTAATCTATGCGGCCAAAAACAATATTAACCCGTTGCATATACCTAAATATATTATTGTCAATAAAAACGGAGATGGGATGGAGAGGTATGATTTTTATAAAAAGCACAAAAGAGGGAGTGTAAAGTGTAGATATCCGTTTGATGTTAATGAGTATGAAAAACTAATTGATTGCCTGAAAAAAAAGGAACGTCCTTTATTTATTATGAATTACATTAAAGATATAGAAAATTATTGCAAGTTTCATTTGGAGGTATCGAATGAAGAAGCGTACGAATTAGCAATAAGCGCGATTATGGCAACAATTGATAATGTGGAAAATGGCGTCTTTCCGCAATCTATAATAGGATATATACTAGGAACCTCTAAGAAAATGCTTTCCGCAAGAATAAAATATAATAAAACATTTCTTAACAAGCTCGATAAACGATATGAATAAGGACGACTTATTTAAGGTGTTTTTAATAAATGACCTGATGGATTTGCCTAATGCCGTTACTAAAATTTTAGATATGGATTTAGAAGATAGGAATAAAATATACCGAGAGTTGATTAGACTGAACGATAACGATTTGTCTTATGACTGGTTTCAAGAAGTTTACGAAAGTGATTTATCTGAAAGAAAGCAAAAAAAACAGGACTTCACACCAAATTCTCTGGGAGTATTATGTTCATTACTAACATCTCAAACCGGAAGTATACATGAACCTACTGCCGGAAATGGATCTATGATCATTGCGGATTGGTGGCAACGTTGTACGAAATTATTACCCTGGGAACATTTCCCATCTCAGAATATTGTATCATGTTGGGAATTATCTGATAGATCAATTCCTATACTTCTTTTAAACTTATCGATTAGAGGAATTATGGGGTATGTTTATCACGGGGATGTATTAACAAAAGAAGTTAAGCAGAAGTATATCCTTCTTAATCGCAAAGATGATACACTTTCCTTTTCGGAAATAATAAAAGCAGATACTAATGCCAAAATAGTACAAGAATTATGAAATTAAATGATGTATATAATAAATGGTTGTCTGTCAAGAGAAGACAAGTTAAGGAATCAACACTAAGCTGTTATCAGCTCATATATATAAAGATACTGGCTCCTAGATTTGGATCTACAGATGTGGAGACCATGAATAAGAAGGTTGTTACAACATTTCTTTATGAACTTCTTGATTCAGGCACTAAGTCAAAGAAATACTGCTCAGATATCCTTATAGTCATAAAGATGCTTATTCGCTACGCTGGTGACGAATTGGACATCAATGTTCCCGATACAGCTTGGAAGGTTATTTGGCCAACCAATAATAAGGTTGGCGTTTCAAAATTAGAACGTTACACGCAAGAAGAATATCGTAAAATTGTTGAGTATGTTATGGATAATCCATCACCTCGCAATTTAGGCATTTTATTAACAATATGCACAGGCATGAGGATTGGCGAAATTTGTGCGTTACAGTGGCGGGATATAGATATTGTTGGCAATACAATTCATGTCAATAAAACAATGGAGCGCATATATCTTCCTGGAAATATCGGTACCGACAGGAAAAAGACGGTGGTTGAGATAGGAGCTCCTAAAACTAGTTCATCAGATAGGCACATACCTATTCTTAAAAATATTTTACCCATTGTGAAAAAGTTCTATGCCGTATGTAAGCCAGATTATTATGTTTGCACCTGCTCTGAGGATTTTATCGAACCTCGAACTTTACGTACATATTATCGAATTTTTATTCTTGAAAAAGTAAAGTTAAATCATTGCATTAAATTTCATGGATTGCGACATACTTTTGCAAGTACCTTGATTGAAAATAAAGTCGATGTTAAAACTGTATCCACAATTCTAGGACATTCGGATATAAGTACAACCCTCAATGTATACGTACACCCATCAAATGAAGCCAAAATATGCGCTGTTAATGGAGGCTTAAAAGGAATATTCAGATAGTTTGGATACGGAATAATAAGAAAGAAGATAATAATTATAAAATAACGAATCATAGAAACAATTGGTCAAGCGAGGCTTTTGGCTTCAAACAAAGTAGTTGATCGTATTAAGGAAGATTTGATAAAATATTTATCTGATTCATAACAAATAAACAGACAATGTTACAGGACAAAATAAACTACTCCATTGCACTGCTGCGTAAGTGCGAGAAGATGGCGCTTGATTATGATCCGGAGAATGGCTTTTATTTGGCCTTTTCCGGTGGAAAAGATAGTCAAGCACTTTATCACATCGCAAAGATGGCTGGTGTAAAGTTTAAGGCTCACATGAATCTTACATCTGTTGACCCTCCGGAAGTCATTCGGTTTGTGAAACAGAACTATCCGGATGTAGAGCTGATAAAGCCAACGATGTCGGTTTATGATATGGCTCTAAAGAAGCACTTTATTCCAACAAGGACGTTTCGCTGGTGTTGCGTTGAATTTAAAGAAATGTCCGGTGCAGGGAAAGTTACCTTGATCGGCATTCGTAAAACTGAAAGTGTGCAGCGTTCCAAACGTGAAGAAATTGAGATTAGCGGCCGTAAATTCAGCGGGAACTTCGACCAATTTTCTGAGCATAAAGAAAAGATGGTTACTTGTGTTAAAGGTAAGGACAAGATTCTTGTTTCTCCGATTATCCATTGGACAGACAGAGATGTGTGGGGCTTTCTGAATGGAAATGGAATAGAACACTGTTCTTTGTACGATGAAGGATATAAGCGAATAGGTTGTATTCTTTGCCCGATGGCAAACCGAAAACAAAAGCTGAAAGATATAAAGCGGTTTCCTCATGTTCGTAGGAAATGGGTACAAACAATTCAAAAACTCATTGATGCCGGATATATCAATCACAATTTTACCGATGCGGAATTTGGCTTCAATTGGTGGATAAGCAACAAGAGTTTCGATCAGTTTTATGCAGACGAAGTTCTACAACAGAAAATTCAATTTTAAAAATTATTGAACTCTTTCAAAATAGATAGGCTTCTGATTTGGATTCAGTTTTACAAGATAACCATCATAAACTAATTGCGATATTGCAAGTCCGACTTCGAGTCCGTCTTTTATAGAAGGTTCCAATGCTTGAGCCCATAACAAAAGCATGTGCTTGGTTATACCAGTTTGTCCAACTGTTGTATTGTTCAATAATCCCTGTAGAATTGCATCCTGAGTGTTCATAATTATATGTGTTTTAACAATAAATTGCAAAGATAATTAATAAAATGATAATTGCATGGTTTTCTTGCGGAGCAATCAGAGCAACCGATACATACTATCCAAAGCGATAAGTATAGTTGTGTGGCCGATATACTTTGGAAAGACTGGATTAACAGTGTGCATTGTGCGGCTTGTAGTTGGTATAAAGAATGTGAATTAAAAGAGCTAAGTATGATAATAGATAAGCAATAAGGGTATGTCATTTTTGGGCATACCCTCATAAATAAATTAAATAAAAACTTGAAATGTGAGTTGACTTACGTAGTTCCCATTAGAATTACTTCCTGTACTTAAATCAGTTGTTACATGATTAGTTTTAACCTCACATTTGTTATCCATGAAAGAGTTCATATAACTACAAATAGAGTTTTCTAAATCATTTGGATTACCATAGTAAAGTTTTTCGCAAATAACCTTTACTAAAGTGTTTCCACACCCTTCAAAAAGTCTTGGACTAATTGTTTGATTGTGTTCTTTTCCTGTCGCTGTTAATTTAATTGTTAGCATAATTGTGAAATTTGATGTTGAAAAATGATATTGCTGAAGTAAATATCGGAAATTAAAAATTACCAACCAAATAAAATTCAAAATGTATGACCATAAAAGTATCAGATTTGATTCAAATCACGAAAGATATTAATTTAACAAAAGAAAAAATGAGAAGAGATGATATTGAAAAAGCAGCAACCCAACATGCTAATATGATAGGTTGGGATCATGATCCGGAGGAAACAAGAGGACTGTTTGCCTATTCATTCGAGAAAGGTGCAGAATGGCGCATCAACTCGGTGTGGCACAATGCAATAACAGATATACCTGAAGCATATTTCCCAGTACTTGTGGAAGATGACTTGGAGGATTTTGAAGTTAGTATGCTAGCATTAGTAGAAGAATGTCCCAAAAATTGGAGGCGCTGGGCATACATCGAAGACTTACTACCTAATACGGAGGAATGAATATGAATAAAATAGAAAAACTTATAGAGAAAAAGAGCGTCCTGGAAGAGAGATTGCATAAAGAAGAGCGCAGAGAAATTGAAATGTTGAATAGAAGAGGTTTTGGATATGCGATGCGACATGTCAAAATTGGTTTCTCTACACGAAAATCAGATGCTCTCAAAGAACGCATTAGAATTATCAGTGAACAAATTAATGAATTAAAGAAGTTAAATGAAAGCGATAACAATTAAACAGCCGTGGGCAAACCTTATCGTGTCCGGGCTGAAAGATATAGAAAACAGGACTTGGAGCTGCCCTAAGAAATACTTAGGTAAGAGAGTGCTGATTCATGCAGCAAAGACCTCAGTTAAGGAGGGATGGAGCGCACTTAACGGAATGCAAATAAAGAAAGTTTCCAAACACAAGGACAAACTTTACGGAGATAATGAAGATTTGCCAAAAGGCGCAATCATCGGCAGCGTCGAGATAGTGGATTGCGTTCAGAATCACCCCTCGCTGTGGGCCGAAAATGGCGTGTGGAACTGGGTGCTGGCTAACCCTATTTTATTCCCCGAACCAATACCGGCTAAAGGCAAGTTATCTTTCTGGGAATATGATAAGATTTTAGAACCTGTGTCTGATGGCGATCATAAAATTTGCATGTGCCGTATATGCGTGGATGAAAAAGTTCAGGTGATGAGTATGGGGAATTATTTTGTATGTAAATATTGCGGTGGACGCTGGTATAAGTAAATCTATAACAAAATGGAATTGAACATTATGGATAAAACGAAATGTATCACTTTCGATCCGGTAGCACAAGAAGCATTGCCGGATCATATTAAGGCTAAAATGAAAGCTGCTCGAGATAAAGCCAAATTAGAGGCATATCATAAGCAATGCCCTTGCTGGAACAGTCACAACGATAGTTGCTATGATGATAATTGCCCTTGTGATAGAGATTGTGAGTATATGAAAAGTTTCAATTTAAATATAAAAGATTTGAACGAAAGTGAAAGAAAAAGAAATCAAACAGAGACTTCTTGATGAGATATCCGGATGGTTTTGCGAATCTTATTGTTTGTATTACGGCAACAAAGACTATTGCGACACTTGTCCTATCAAGGAAGAAAAGTACTGGCTTGTACGTCCCAAACCTACCGCGGCAGAGAAACGGATAAAAGAAATCCAGTTCTGTGATAACTGCGTGCATTTCTGCCCGATAGAAGAAGGAGAGAAAAACAAACCCAACGAGGAACTATGCGAGTTTAAACGTCCGTTGCGCTTTCGTCTTGGAATAGATGACTATACCGGTGATGACACCGGATTCTTTTGTCCGGGATGTAAAAACTTCAAAAAAAAAGAAATTTAGCATATGATACCCTACAAAACCAGCCGGGAGTAATCCCGGCTAAAACAACTACTTGATGAAGGAATGGGAATCGTGTGCTTTGTGGATTATATAACAGCATGGAGAGCGCCGGACGATCCCCCCCCTATACGTGACGTCTACAAGGCAATGAAAACAGGTGAAGGTGATTATGAACTTTTCTCTCGAGGAGTTGGATATGCTTCCTATTGGAGCAAATATCACAAATTTACATTTGAGAAACTGATGAAGGAATGTAATGTCGAATTTATTGAACCGGATAAACAGATTTGATAAATCCTTGTTAATATACGAATTTACAGTAGGCACATCAGCCTCCTTAGCCGGCACACCTTCTCATTGAAGTTGACCGGCTCAAAGTCAAGGGAGTCAACCAGGCGGTCAATCTCGAGTCTGGCTGACTCCCTTTTTAATTTTCTTATTTCTTTTTTATTCGCTTTACGCATAGCTTTTCCCGTTTATGTTTGCGGCAATCGCATATAAACAACTGCACATCCTCGTACAACATCCTACCTAAATAACCGGCCAAATACGCCACTTCTTCACCTCCTATAGGCATTTTAAATGCCGTAGCTATATGATCCTCCAAATGGCGGCATTCGTGCTTTAGGGAGTTTAAAAACTCTTCCGGGGACGAAGTCTTGCTTATGACCATTACAGATTTCCGTAGCTTGTAATTGGAGTACGTGACACCGGTATCAAGTTTGCATGACACCAAATTATTGTAAGCCTCTCTTGCCTTGTCTTTCGGACAATCTATTGATTTCAACAAACCTATGACCTCTTCCGTATAATAGCAGGTGACACGATAAAATATATGCACCTGCCAATCGTACTTCTTTATGTATAGGTCTCTTCTTATCATATTTACATCATTTCATCCCAAATAATAGGCGTTCCAGAACCGATGCAATCAGCGTAGAAACGAGTAAATACAATACCATCGTAAGCATCCGGATCGTCGCAAACGTTCTTCACGTATAAAGCAGCATATTGATCATGGGGAATGGAGGAGCCAAGAAAATCAGCCTTGCACATATTGGCAACATACACATAGTCATAGCCGCCTTTCTTCTTTACATCGACGTTATATTTTTTAAGCATTTCGTCGATCTGCTCTTTTGTCCAGGGCTGTACCTTTATTTTCTTGCCAGTTCCATCTTCTTTTTCCATCATGGAAATAGCCCAATCACACATAGCCTTAGAAAAATGCCAGCCATATGCGCTTAAATAAGCTTTCATCCCCGAAGGAAAATCATCGTACATATCTAATCTCATATCTTTACTTTTTAAGAAGGGGCACAATGTCCCCTTCTGATTTAACGTCTGCGTCTGCGGTATTCCCCGGCATACCGTCCGGTTCCTCTCACGCCGCGCCTTTCACCGAAACCTTCTCCACCGCGTCTCCACATATCGCGGAATTCATCGTCGTCGTCATCGTCATCGTCTCGGAATCCCATACCGCCTTCCATTGCTTTTCTCTTGCCTTCCTTGCAACCAAGTTTATAGGCTTCTTCTATCGCTTCCATCAAGTCTTCGTCTTCATAAGCATCGAACTCTCTGAAAAGCTCTTCTAGTTTTCTATTTGATCCCATAATTATTACTTTTTAGTTGTTTCCTTAACTCCAAGCTGTTGCATCAATTGCTTGTTTAGCTCCATAAGTTCAGACATGTTCTTGCTCATATCAGACATCTGGGCCTTAAGGGTGTTGATTTCCTGTTCTTGACGTTGCTTTTCTGCAAATTCAGGATTGATCATTGTCAACATCTCATCGCAGGATGCTATCACGCTGAGATCATAGTCCCGACTGTTAACCCTATCCAATCTTTTTTGTTTTATCATGGATATTTCATTGTTCATCGCATCGCGGGAACATGAGACAACAAGATTCCCGTTTTGCCCAAAGTCGGCTATATCACTACCGGAGGGAAGATTCTGAAACGTCGTGTTCTGACCATTAATATTAGCCACGACATCTACGACCATCTCCATCTGAGGTATCTGCCCCATAGGAGCGGGCATAGGATATTTAGGCTTGGGTGCAGAAACGCTTACCACAGAACCAATCTCTATGAAATGTTTGGCTTCCTTATGAAGAATATACAACTGATTATTTACTCGAAGATTCTGAAACATGATTGTTTGATTTTAAAGGAGTGTGGTTATTGCAATTTTTACAACAACCACAGAGCTCCATGTTAATTACTACTTGCTTCGCAAAGAAGCCGTTTCTGCTGTAGGAGCCGGAGTAGTTGTCGGTCTATATCCACCATTAACAAGATACAATTCGTTCGTGTATTTGTTGTAATGGATCTCATAGATACCCGGACCGGCAAGGTTCTCTACTCGCACAGGCACATCGCCGTAAGCCATCAACGGTCTCGTGTCTCCGTTCGTCCCTATCAGAATGGGCAGTGTTGCTGTTGTTCCAGCCGGGATAGCTTGACGGAGATTGACATAGAAACCGCCTACATAATCCCGGTTACGAAACGCATGGTTCGGAAGCTCTAATGTCACGTTCTCCGTCCCTACCGTCACAGCCACCGTTGGCAAGGTGTTAAAGTTTGCCCTGCCAAGTGAAGGGAACGGAAAAGGAAATCCTGTAAAAAAGTTAGGCCACATAATTACCTCCTTTCTTACCCGGATCAACCCCAGTAGTTATTGCAACCACATCCGTAACCGCCGCGTCCATAAGCCGCGTCACCGGCATAAGCACCGAAAGCGGCCGCACGATAGGTTTCCGGGTTATACACCTGCAACTGTGGATAAGGAACGGATACCGTTGGAGGCATCTTGCACTTGATACCGTCTACATCACTTTGCAATGCCTGCAAGCCGGCTACCAACGGCGCGATCTGCTGACCGAAGTTGCTCAAGATTGTCGCATTCTGATTACGCTGAGAGATTTCCCCCTCCAAAACTGCAATTCTTGCATCCCTTGCAGCAAGGGCTTCCTGCTGACGGCGTGCCTCTGCGGCATCCATCTTGGCTACAATAGCCTGGAATCCTTCACGGTAAGCGTCCGACAAAGAACGAGTATTCCCTTCCATTGTACGTGTAAGCGTATTCATGTTTTCGCAACTCGCTAAGCGACTTTCATACCCCTGTCGTTCAATCGCAGTCTGCGTTTTGCAGCAACAATCGGCTAATTGAGCAGAGATAGATTGATTGCCCTGCATAATTGCAGTAATGATACTGTTGGTATTCTGTCCCATCTGATTGCCTAGACCGCATATAGCCTGAGATACAGAGTTAATACCAGCAAGGATTTGGTCTGAAGATAAATTCAACGCCTGGGCAAGTGATGCGATGTCCACACCGTTGCGATTAAGCATTTGCATAATCATGTCTCTTCCTTCATTGGCACCCTGATTGTTGTTTCCTCCAAAACCGAAGTTGCCGTTGCCAAAGATGGCAGCAATCACAATCAACGCAATAATGTCCTGAAAACCGCCGTTGTTCCCGAAGAAACCACCGTTACCGCCTCCACCGTTCATTAATCCCATGAGGTAACCTGTGTCAATACCTCTGTTCTGCAAAGACGGAAGGATTGATGCAAGTAAGCCGTTACTCGCTCCACCTGCCCCGTCTTGATTAAATACATAAGTTTTTTCCATTGTATTTTAAATCTTAGTTACGGTCAATATCAACCGCATCGCAAATGTCGCAAAACAGTAATTGTATTGAATGGTAGAATGTTGTAGGCTTGTTGTAAAGTTGTTGTTAAACTGTCTGATTTTTTACTTGTTCCCTTTACCGATTAAAAAATTTACGGATCATTTGATAATTTCGGCGGGAAAAGCTTGATGCGCCGGGAATCATATCCTATTCAAAAAAATACGCTGCCAATTTCTTGACAGCGTACAAATTCTAAGGGAAGCTATAATGATATTGAAAGGAGCTCTTCACCTAACTTGTGTAATGCCTTTTCTAATTTCAAATTTTGCTCTGGCTTAGGGTTTCTATTACCAGACGCATAATGCCACAATTGCTTTTGATTGATACCAGTAATACGCTCTAATCCGGCTTTTGTAAATATGCCAGAATAAAAATCCAAGAGGGATTTTACATCCATTTTGAAAATTAATTCATAATCCCCTTTGAGTTCTTCCGGTATATCGCAACCAAGTTCTTTGCATTCAACGATAAAAGCTTCTATGGCTTCTATCATATTCATTTTTATTTCATCCACGGTCTTTCCGGTGGCAACTATGCCTCCAAGGCCTTCAATAAAAGCAGAATAATTATTTTCTGCTCTTTCAATAATAATTTTCAATGATTTATTTTCCATATTGTGCCACATAAAACTTAATAATGCCTTCTTATTAAAAGAGGTACGGAAACAGCAGGACTATTTAAGCCCTGCTTCCCTTAAAATGGAATTTAATGTCCCGTCTTTCAGATCATTGCTTAGGTTGCCCGGTATAACTATAGGCCTTCTGGCTCCTTTCTTATAAAATATCCGGTGATCCCCACACATTCGGATGAATTCCCATCCATTATCTTCAAGCATGGAAATTACTTCCTTCACTTTCATTACCACGTGTACCTCCTTTTTTAATTTAAAAGTACCCTTCTTACAACGAAGAATCGACAGCACAAAGATAACTATTTTTCTACTATTAGCAAATAAAATGATAACTATTTTTCTACAAAAGCAAAATAATTACACAAGTTCTATCTATAGGCATATTTCACCGCTTTTTCTTTGCAGTTTCAGAAAAAAGGCGTATGTTTGCGGTGTCTAAATTTTCAAAGCGGTACGTTACCGCTGGCTTATGTCAGCGTTTTTTGTGCCCATACATATACGATATTGTTATATAATAATATAACTGCGCCGTGTCGTGGAGTAGAAATACCCACGGAGTTTTGCTTTGAAGACTTAGACAACACGTAGCGCAGTTTTTTTATGTCTAAAAAATATTCTTCAATATTTTGCCATATCACTATTTTTTCTTTCCTTTGCAATGCTAAACAATTATAAGAGTGGGCAACTCTTATGTAATCCGTAAGGGTTATTTTTATGCCCAATACATATTAGATATATTGTTATATATAAGATATAGCACACGAACGGTGGGGTAACAGAAATGTCCCCAAAATTAATCTTATGATTGTTTAGCAGCCGTGAACGTGTGCTTTTTTTATTTTTATGCTAAACAATCAAATTTTATCCAAAGAGAGTAGCGAAAGCGAAATCAAAGCGTATTTTAACGCAGTATTAAAGTTGTCACAATCAGCCAACGAGTTCCCCGTAAATCTTGATGAGGTGTGGCCTCTTGTTTATTCTGAAAAGAGCAAGGCTGTCCGCGCATTAAGAGATAATTTTATTGAGGATGTTGATTTTATCACCATAGCCCAAAATGGCGAAGGTGGTAGATTTGCTTCAACAGACTATTATCTTACCTTATCTTGCATGGAGTTTTTCATCGCCCGAAAAGTGCGTTCTGTTTTCGAGGTCTACCGTCAAGTTTTCCACAAAACAGCTAACAAATCTTTGCCAACTTCCCGTAAACGTTCCACCGGACTTACAACAAAAGTAAAGGCTTCACTTATGTGGATAGAGGGCGTAAGTCGGTATCTAAATCTGAACGACGCTTCAAAACTCGGATTATTAAAGCAGGTAGCCGAACCGTTAGGCCTCCCTACTCCCGACTACACTCCATCGAAAGGAATCCTCAAATCGGCCAGTGCTTTATTGAAAGAAAACGGTTCATCTATGAGTGCACAGCAGTTCAATGCGAAACTAATAGAGAAAGGATATCTTAAGGAGATAACCCGGCTATCCTCAAAGGGTGGAACAAAGAAATTTAAATCCATTACAGATAAAGGAACTTCATTTGGAGAGAACCAGGTGAACCCAAACAATCCGAAAGAGACACAACCTTTATATTACGAGGACAAATTTGCAGAACTTCTTCAAATTATTAAGATAGCATAATAGCATTATAACTTAGACATTTAGAGGTACGGCGTAAGGACGTACAGCCAATATTATACCAATTAATAAACCAAAAAAATAATTACAAAATCATGGAATTTAAAGATTTAGCAACAAAGTTCGAAGGTCTTACAGCAGATCAAGTAGGGGTATTAGCAGAGTTCGGCAAAGATATTTTAGATGATGCAGGCATATTCGGTTTACCTTCCTGTCTGCTGGGATTAATTCAAGATATACTCAATATAGACGAATTTGATATTGAAGAAAATAGGTTTACAATAAGATCACTCTTACATATTGTAAAATTAGTCAATGATTTAAATATGCAATGTTGGTTTGAACATAAAACCCCGTTCGGACTTACAGGCATTAGAAATGACAACCAATATGTCGGATTAGATAACGAGACTAAAATAATAGCATCATGATTGCTACATAAATAACATAGACCCGCATGTTGGGGCTTCGTACCCGGCGTATCACGTTTGGAGGGCTGTTTAACACACAAAGTTATTCGGCCCTTCGTTATATCTATTATGATCAGATAAAAATAGGGGATTCCTGTACATCCCCTTAAAACAGCATTACGCCAATTTCTTGTCATCTATCAAGAAAGAAAAGAAACGAGAATTTTTAGGATAAATCCTCTTCCCATTTTTCACAATATATCGACAGAAAATACGGATTTTGCCGTCTTTTTGCGTTTGATCTTTCACATTAACACCTCCTTTCCGATTTGTCCACCGACCTGTATCGGCAAACTATATTAGTTACACCCTGTCAAGCATAACTAAAAAAGCCCAAAGCTACAGGACTATGGGCTTATGTCTTTTTCTCTGAAGGGAGATAGGACGGAGGTGGCGAATGACAGTTCGCCGGATTGGAGGTGTTAATGTTCCAATCAAACGCAATTGCAAATATATAAGTTGAAACTATAATAACGATATACGGTTAGCAATATTTAAGTATAATTTACAAACTCCTTAATGGCATACCAAGCGACTCACGTATATTCCTAACTATAACCTTTAGCAGATAATTTCTGCGTATTCTGTCAGGGTAGATATTTTTCAACTTGTTGATCGATTGCTGCGTAAATCCGGTAAATGACGATATTTGAGATTCACTGAATTTATATTCAGATAGTATAACAACCATGATACCGCGTGAATCAACAATATCACTTCGTTTACACTTTGACAGTATCAGGTCTTCTGATACTTCTGTCTCTTTAGAGACAATTCTTAATATTTTGGCAAAGATTTCAGATTTACACATAATGTTTGAATTTTAGTTATATCTTTGCCTTCGCTACATAAAACTTATCGCACATAATGCAACAAAAGCATAGACATTCATGTTGAAGATATTAAGTCCCCAACGTGCGAGTGTCTATGCTTGTGTATCAGTTTTATGTAGCAGTTAAACGTGATACGTTGGGGGCTTTTATTTTACTTCCCAGCCCCATAGGAAGAGACTATGAACAAAAGTCTACTGCTTCAGTTTGTAAACCATCCGGCCAACAACGATCAGTATTATGACAATGACAGCCGCCATCGCCCAGCCGCCTACTTCTATCTTCATCCGTTGCCAGACTGTCAGCCTCTTTTCGATTTCAACCGGGTATGGTACTCGGATAGTATCTGTTCGGTTTATATATAGCGTGTCTACCCTGTCCTTGTACTTATAGATGTACCTGTACCGATATTCGGCAACGGTATCGCCTCTTTGAATTACAGAGACCGAATCATGTATAAGCACGCTATCGATCCGGGCCGAGTTAAAGAACACGCTATCAATTCTGACCGTTTCAACCGGGACATAACGGACTTGCGTACGGCAAGATGTAAGCATACAGATCAGTGCTATTATCAATAACCCGATCAAACCACCTAATAATTCGTCTTTGTCTCTTTCGTCCATCATAACAAGCTCCATCCGTCAATCACATCTGGCATATCAGCCTCTACCCCATTCTCCACACGGCTCATACCTGCCACAATACGGATCATCTGCTCACGGTCATTTACATTGATCGGATCGTCGGCCGGGATTCCGGCATAATCTGATACGGCCTTTACATAAGCTTCTGTATGGTTTTCTTTCGGTGGCGCCCACCGGGTAATCATCTTGCGGATAGTGTCGAGTTTGTAATTTTTGAAGTAGTTAGATAATATTTTAAACATCGCCCGGTAGCCGTAGGCCATTGTTGTAAACTGTTTAAAAGATTTATCCTCACTGGGCCTTACTTCTCCTTGGAACAAGTCGTTATTAATCCGAATATTACCAGGATTGTTATTTCTAAGTCCTCTTGCTGTCATAATATATTACTCCATTATCTAAATTAAACTTGTCTAAAACTCACTGGGTGGCTCTCGATCTGGACATCCATGTTTATTACATTTCCGAAAATCAAGAGCACTATTCCTAATTATCAATTCCGTATTCTTTTCAGTTAGCTCACGGATACACTGACGCAATTCTTCTATTTTTGCATACAAAGTATCTATTTTAGTATCCAGCTCGCCCACTCTTTTTTCCTTTTTCTCGTATAATTCTTTCCATTCATCAGCATACTGAGTAATGTTATCCGCTTCTGCTTTTTTAGCTTCTGCGGCAGCCTTACGTTTTCGAGATTCATAAAACATGAATGCTCCAATTAACGGCAGGCCCGCTGTGCTGATAAATGATCCTATCAACTGGACTATTTCTTGCATTTCCATCATTTAAAGTAAAAATAATATGCCTAAATAAGTGGATAATAAGGCAGCTATCTCAATCCAGAACATCGGCTTGCTCTGGTAGAACTTATACCAAAATGTGCCCTCTTTTTCTTTGGCAATGCTTAATGCGGTATACCCTACATAGGCAAGCCATACTAACAACATTGGCCAGAGGTTCAATGCCACCCAAAGTTGCGATCCGGCAATACAGATGATTGCTCCAGCAGAATGCATCTTGCTCTCATAATCATCTTTGAAATTGGGAGCTGAACCAACAAAGAACATGCCAGCACAGGACAGAAATGCAACCCATTCCGTGTTTGGTTTACTTACCTCCAATATTGCAGGCATCAATAAACCGGCAGTCAGCCACATTGTTGCCATAAACCACAATTTATGCTCCAGGTAGTAATAGGTTGCACTTATGGAATAAGGTACACCCTTAGTCTTTACACACACGGCAGCCGTGTAGGCCGCAATAACAAGCATTGAAATAATCGTCAAAATAGTTATCATACCAATCTTACATTTATGTTAATCAATTCTTTCAAATGGGCATATACCGGATTAATCGTACCATAAAAGCAGTAATATTTCTTCCTTACGCCGTCTTCCATTTCCGTATAATACTTTCCCTGTTCAAGCGTCATGCCTGGCGCATAGAGTTTGGGATCGTATTCCGTGCCTTTGTGATTTTCGTCCATGCGCTCATAAAGGGCAGCCGTATCTACCGAAGGAGGATATATTTCGAGAACCGGATTTATCGGTTGCCGGACTTTCCATAACCAGTCATCGTTAATTACCCGGTTGCCGGTTTCCAACTTCCCGTTAATAAATTCTTTCCATTCCGCATGTGCGTATTTGGCACCAATCGCTTCATCATTCGTCAGTGACATTGCAGACACAGATTTACGGGTGATACGGGATAGTTGCTTCTCTGAATCGTGCGTTTCCGTGTATTTTACGGCTTCCTGTAATTCGGCTGTTGTTCTATGGATTACATCGGGGTAGCCCGTCACCTCAATCGCTTCTACATCTTCCACTGTCTCGGCAGCTTCAATATCAGAGAGTAACTTTTCTGATAGACCTATACAGATATCATTATAGTCTGCCATCTCATTGAGAGCTTCCAATAACAGAGATGATTTATACGAATTCCCGTTTACTTCAACCGTATCTTTTCGGGCACACTGGTCTTTTAGAGACAAACGGTCGTATGTATATACATCGTTGTCCTCTATGTAATAGTGCCGGTAGTCGGTGTTGTAGACTTCCTGACGCTTCAAGTCTTTTGCAGTTTGAAGTTTTTCTTCCGGTGTCGGTTCGGGAATGGGTGTCAATTGCATATTGAACACTTCTTCTACGGATGCACCTTCGTTTGCCTCTTTAAAGGCAATCTGTTCCTCTGTCAGCAAAACGTACTTTCCTGCAACATAATCCTCCCATGTTGTGCCGATATCGTTGTCTGCTGTATCGAGCTTTTCCGGCATTGCGACATAGATATTCGCTGCGTCTTTCTGTATGTATAAATAGTTTATTTCCATTTTGATTTATTTGTATTTATTATATCGTAATACGATAATCCCCGAACCGCCAGAACCGGATGAAATCCCTCCTGATACATTGGAACCACTTATATAAAAAGAACCTCCTCCTGATCCTGTATTGGGTTTTCCATTAGTAGGGTTGCCTAACGATCCTCCCCCTATACCTATTCCTCCTCCTCCTTGTGACGATCCGGAGCTATATTCTCCACCACCTCCACCCCCACCGGCATACAATTTATTATTGAATGGACATCTTGTAGTGGTTCCTTGCCCTATCCCAGGCATATCGCCAACTCCATTAGATCCATCACTACCTCCGATATATCCTGCCGTATTTCCTGAAGACATTCCACTTCCTCCTCCTGAACCTCCATCTCCTCCCTTGCCAGAATATTGTCCACCATTTCCCCCATTGGCATAGTATATAGCTGAGTCCCTAAACCAAGAATTCTGGCCTTTTAGTCCATCTTTCGCATCATTATAAGACGATGTTGATCTTACACTATTGCCTCCGTTTCCTATTACATAATTAATAGATTCTCCCGGTGTAACAGATATACCTAAATATAATTCAGTGCAACCGGAACCGCCCCCACCACCACCTCTTTCAGGGCCTGACGATGCACCAGAGCCACCACCTCCAACAATAAAAACGTCAACTGATTTACATCCTGCTGGGACCGTCCATTTGCCAGAAGATTTTAGCTCTTCTACAACTTGTACTATCTCTCTTTTCCCCGTCGACATTGTCCTTCTTCTCAACATATCAATCCTTCTCTTTAACGGTTATTGAATACATGACACCACTCGTATCGATCTTCAAAATGGACATCTCGAAAGGCACGCCGGAAGTAGTGGTAATAGAACTACCGGACATTGATCTAAAACTGCCAGTAGTGGGGATAGGCTGCGTAAAAGAAGCGGTAGGATTACAATCAAGATATATCTCTTCGCCTACATTCAGTGCCCTTGCAGACTCATTTATCGACAGGTTTGAAGCGGAGGATAGGGTAGCCTTAATTAACCTCTTGTTTGTTGGTATATTCGCAAGAGTTGTGACAGCATTACTCCCTGTGCTGAAGTTTACTATATCATCCACCTTCTTCTTGTCCTCAGCCGACATATACCCCGCTATGGCGGAGGTGGCGGTAGGGGGAGTGAGGTATTGACCGTTGTCGGAGAGGTATTTTGTACCATCACCGTTATTAACAAGATTCATGGAATTCCAGGCACAGACATATGTTTTATCGTCTGTATAAACGGAAATCCTCTTTACATTTACTACTAAATTTGCATTTAACTCAAAGCTATTAAGTCCAGACATATTGATAGTCAACCCATATGACTCTTCATCCTTTGTCATACTAAAAGGGAAATACACAGTGTTAACACGTGCTAAAGACACTCTATTTTCATAAGCATCAACTACCTTTTGATAATTTTCATCTGATAATGTACCACTTTCATTTGGGAATAAAGTTGTCAAGTCAAGACACTGATTGCTCGCCACTATCTCCGACCACGCCCCATTGTTACGCCCGTAGGTTTTTCCGTCCTTTGGAGCATCTACCGTAATAGCCGCATCTTCTCCTGCTGGGCCTTGCGGACCTTCTGGACCTCGATCTCCTTTATCGCCTTTCGGGCCCTGTTCTCCCGTAGGACCTTGAGGGCCAGGATCGCCTTGAATACCCTGCAAACCTTGAGGACCTATATCACCTCTTTCACCTTGAGGTCCTTGAGGACCGGTATCACCTTTGTCACCTTTTGGACCCTGAGCACCTTGAAGCGGACCATTGTTTTTCCACACAGAATTGATTGCATCATAAATATAAATGTCGTACGGAGCACCTGTACCAACTCCATAAGCATCACCAGCTTGTGGGGAAACTATTGTAGACCCTAATTCTTCCTGCGTGCTAAAATATCCAAGTACCTTAAAACCACTTCCCGTATCTCCTTTATCGCCTTTTACTCCCTGCTCGCCTTTAGGCCCAACAGGGCCTTGTGGACCAGTTTCGCCAATAGGTCCCTGCGGGCCTGTTTCTCCTTGAATCCCTTGTTCTCCTCTAAGACCTTGCGGACCAATATCACCCTTTCACCCTTCAATTCTGCCTTATCTTCTTCCGTCAAATCAGAAAAATGCAATTTCAACTCGTCTTTCTGTTCCGGCGTTAGATCGGAAAACTTCAACTTCAAATCATCGTAAGGGACAAGTACACGATAAGCTGTATCTTCTTCACTGGTGTACTTCCATTCAATGCCTGTGCTACCGGTACGGAAAACAGGAGTATCACCGGCAGTACCTTTCAGATCGGACAAAGCGACAAGATTCTGCCAATTACCGTCCGTATAACGCCATTGGATATAGGTTTTATCCTGATTTACCTGCAAGAATACTTCACGTCCATCTACACCCTTCAAGACAGACAGAGCAACACGTACAAGCTTATATGTGCTACCCAATACCTGAAAGGCGGGAAGAGAGGACACACCGGTAAGTGAACTTACCTCTTCGTACTGCCCCGGATCTTTCGCCGTAGACGCAATCAAATCCTCCACCGCTGCCGCAATCTTCTGCAAGTCTTCCGGCGCGATCGTTGTCCCGTCTGGTAATATGGTATCTCCTGCTGCCATAGGTGTTAATCTATTTTATTCCTCTGTTCAAAAATTGATTTTGCATCCGCCAATGCCGCTGTATATATAGCCTCGCTATCGGCATCCGGTATAGACTTGTCAAATGATATATTCTTGGTCCCGTCTGCATTGATGATTATGTAGCCGAAACGAACATCTGCCTTCTTGACTGTACCCGTTACCGACTTAACGTTTTCCCCTTCATCCTGTGTGATATTGTACTGTACTTCGTAACCTGCCACATTGTTCAGGTATGTGCTCTTGACCACTGATGATACTTGTTCGAGTGCCATAACTTATTCCTCCTTATCTTTAGTTTCTGTTTCGACTTCTGTTGCTGAACGCACAATGCTGTCTAATACAAATCTTTTGAAGCCCGGCTTGATGAGTTTCATCATTTCATCAAATTCTTCATCAGGGATTTTGATATCCCCTTCTGAATAATAAATATTGCGTGCCAATTCGCTCATTGGGACACTCTCCGATGCACGGTGCAGAGCGTTCCCAATCTCCTTTCGAAGATCATGATTTTGGTACTGATCAATTCCAACTTCTACATTTAACTCTTTGAAATTTACTTGTTTCATATTAATTTATTTTTTATGAGTTTCTATTTATTATATACCAATTCTTATTGAAATACATCAAAATAGCGGAATCACCTTTACCCATCCAGAAACCAGTATTGCTTCCAGACGCTTCATTTATAGTATCTCCATTTTCATTTATGATATTATTATTTGTTCCTCCTTTAGCTGCGACATATATTCTCCCTGTAGCCCATTTTGTCACCAATAAAATGATAATAATGGCAGAGTTATCAACAACTGCATGTCCTGAATTAAAATAGCCAAATTCAGATTTTATTGCGCTATCACTCGGCAGATTGACTGTTATATCTGATGTAGGTTGATATATATAAGTCCTTTGATTTCGCAAATTCTTAGCCGATGAAAAACTGCTATCGCTTGGAGCAATATTAGGTCCAGTAAACACATCCTCTATGATCCCGAAATTTCCTTTGACACGAAGTCCTCCGTCACAATCTACAGCAATAGGCTTAACATCTGTGCTAGCATCCCCAGAAGCAGATACCGAAAGCCCATATGTCGTTCCACCAGAACTGGCCTTATTATGGTTCTTTATAATAGCCGTGCAAGTAAACGAACCTCCAGTCGACAAAGGAGCTAAATTGCGCCCAAAAGCAATACGAGTATTCTCCCCTATCATATCTATATATCCAACATCTTTTCCCGGACTTGCATTGCATTTAAACCAGCCATATTCAGTTATGGTAAACGATCCAATTTGAGTTGCACCTTTAAGATTTATCTTGGATGCTTCAAGTGTAATACTTTCAGGAGATTGATTTATAGATGATATAATATTATCTTTCCTGGCATATAAATTATTACCATAAGCGGTCGTCATTATTCCGGATTCTTCCGTAGGATTACCGTCGGCATCAAAATTAGCAACGACAACCCGCCATTTATCTTTATTTTGCAAGACAAAAGATGCAGCCGATACAGCATTGTCGTTAACCGTTTCCCATGACTGCGTTCCGTTTACACCGATATACCGCTTTGTTATTTTTGTCGACGGATTATACCACAATGCTCCTACGTGTTTAAATTCCTGACCTGATGGCCAAGATTGCCAAGGATCATTTGTTTGGGAATATTGTTCCTGTGAATACAAACCGCATTCAAAAGCTTTATTTGCTAAATCTGCTGCATCTTTTATGCCTTGAGTATTTGTTCCTACGGCCGAAGATATCTGATCATACTCCACGGACAGGTTTGCAACCGATGTTTCAAGTGTTTTTAAATCATTTTTCGATGCAAACAGAGAAACAGCATCCGCCTGCGTGATCCACCCGGCACTTTCTATCGTATTGTTGATATTATCCACCTTCGTAGATATACCGGACATCTGTTCTGCGGTAATCTGCAACTGACTGTCAAAGTGGACATAGATTTCTCCCGTCTCACTATCTACATAATCTTTTGTCGCCAACAGTTTGATGTATTCGTCTGTCTGGTCGATCTGTGTCTGCAACTTGACAATAGCATCCGCAATCTCATCAGAAAACAGCCCTACACCATAAATAAGTATCTCACCAGTGAATCTCAGTTCAAAATCACCTTTCCCGTTCCATTTCCCGACCTTAGACAGCTTTTGATAGCTGTCGCTTTCCGATAGCTGCTCTTCATGATACAACTCGGTTCCCGGGATACCGAAACCGCAAGAACCGGGACGGAGCACCTTATAGAACAAAGAGAAAGAATACGTCTTTTCTTCTTCTTCCGTGTGATCCGGGATATTCATTATAGCATTCTGCTGAAGGATATACGTGTTCCTTATTCGCAGAACGTTTTGACCGTTGTCATTATAGATATCGGCAACTTGACCCCTTTCTACATAGAAGCTACCGTCCAGCCAAAGATATTCTCCACCTACGTTGATAAAATGAACGTTATTTGCGGCTGTCCAATAGTTTGTATTCTGGCTGAAAGAAGAGTTTACAAGGATGTTACCACCTTCTGCGGATATGTCGTTACGGATGCTATCAATAAGGCTTTCAAACTTGCCGTTCATGGCAATAAAGGTCTGCTCAATGGTATCTCCGTTTTGAAGAATGAATGTCGAGTTTTCAACGTATATCCCGTTCAAATAAGCCCCATAACCAGACAACTGATCGCCTCTCTGTGTCCTGATTCCTGTCAGATGTCCAATACGGGCTTTCAACTTGCCTTCGGTGCTGGCATCAGTAATACCATCGTACACATCGATAAATGGCGCACCGCTATCGGCCGTTGTCAGATATATCAATCCCTGCCGGTCCGTATCTTCATTGTTACCCCAACGAAGGGCAAAATCTCCGGCTTCCGGTTGTCCTGTCCCTTCTATCAGAGGAATAGCTATATCAAAATAGTCACTGTCTACACCGATACAACGTCCGAAAAGATACTTGATACTGGTCGTTCCCGTCCGTGTCTGTATTCTGACACCGTCACCCTTACGCAGGTTCATAAGCATAAGACCATCCATATCGTCCATATAACAGCGATAACGGTCAGACATCACTTCTACTCTGGCTATTTTGTTGATGTCAGAAACAATCTGGCTACCTCCTAAACCGTAAATCTGGGAATAAACAATCTCGTAAGCAGTGAATGTCTTTCGAATAAAGAGGTTGTCCATCTCCCCAGTGGCCGTCGGTGTGTCTATCTGCCATCCCCAACCGGTAAAACCGGATGCAAAAGTTGGCGATCCGGTATTGCCCCCTATATAGATATCACTCCTCACACGAAGCGAATCCAATATGGCGGCGCCCGTACTCTGGATATCCCAGCCTTTACCATCCCAGCCGTCTATGAAAATGGACGATCCTATCTTCTTGTCAAAAAGTATATTCCCGTGGGCGGTATCGTCGATATCCTTGCGAAGATACATATCACTTATGTCTACATAAGCCTTGTTTATCTCATATAGTGTACGCAGTGCTGAAAATACATTCTCATCAGAAGCGGCAGTAGCATCATCCTTTTTCACGATATAAACACCAAAGCCGCCACCTTGATTCACATAAGTATTCCCTTTAAACTGAATATTATCTAACTTTTGTTCCAGTTCCCCTAATCGGGAATAGGCTGCACTTTCCCCGATTGTGTATACAGGGGAATCGTAGGGGATATCCAACTTCTTCTCAAAGCCGATTACACGAGAGATACGACCGTTCTCAAAATACGCCTTATTTATAAGGTTTACTTTCTGCCCCGGCAACAGATTGATTTCTTTTTCTGGATTTAACAACCCATTGTTTTCATCATAACCGGAAGCCCGGTAAGAATTAAGACTGCATGTATATGTCGAAGGATCAGAAACGACCTTGTCCTTATATGCAATCGTTCTTTCCAAAAGTTCCTGTTCAGCCTGTGGAATTAGAGCGTCATTTACATAACGGGTATCAAAATTGTACAAGATATATTTATTCCCTATACCTGGAATAAGTGGGCTTTCTGGCAAAGTCTGTCCATAAGTATCATTGCGTACTATTTCAAACACTTGCGCTTCCGGGTTGTCTTCCGGCAATCTTTCCGGGTTGAATTCCAAAGCAAAATCCATTCCCGAAAGGGGACCGGTCTGAAATATGACGTGCAAGTCCTGTCCGGGAAGAATATATTCTTTTTTAAATGTCAAATTCGCATCCTTGAACCGATATACAGTGAATGTGATAGGATCGCCAGAATCATCCTCATCCGTGATTTCCTTAGGAATTACTTCAGTTATCGTTCCGGTCACACGAGGATAGATGTCCTCAAAGATAATGACCGCTTCAACAACCTGCTCTTCCTCCAAGCCTTCGATAACATCCACATACGGAGTCCCAGCAGGAAGCATCAGTCTTTTTTGGACTACACCCTCTACGACTGCCCCCGTTTCTCCCTTCCGATAGTCAGAAGGGAGATTTCGAGACGATCCAAAAGCATATAATCTTGTTGCAAAAATATCCTGACTCTGGCTCCTTGACATTGAAGATATTTCCTTCCCTATTTCCAAGTTTACAGGTTCCCCATGTTCCAAATGTCCAAGATATATTTTATCCCCATCAACCCACCATTCACATTCCCATGCCTCCGCTATTTTTGTCAGAGCATCTATGATGTTCGTGTTGTTATACTGCACCAATTTAGCTACAGGATCAACAGTGCTATCCACTATAGCTTGATATTCCTTGCCTTTAAAAGTAAATCCTATTGCACGGAGATTGGAAACGACAATGCTCAAATGGGCTTCCGGGGAACGGGTAAGGCTCCAAGATGCTTCTTTATTTCCTTGTCGATCATAAAAAAGTATATGATTCTTCCATCGATAATAATGTGATTCCAGCCTGAGTGTATAATCATATCCACCGTTAGAAGTATTAAATGTTGGGTATACTTTATCTGTTATATAATAAAGCGAGCCTTCATAATCAACATTGTCTCCTATCTCCAATCGTACCGGAGTTTCTAAAGAGAATACAATACTAATATAATCCTCTTTCATCAGTTCAAATCGATGTAATGAACTCGATCCTATTGATACTGACAACTTGATTCTGCCTGATATGTCCCTTATATCAATCATATGTTCAAAGTTCAGGGATAAAAAAAGGAAGTCCAATTTTCTGAACTTCCTAAATACGACAATCATTTTATTGTCGTGAATTAATCTCTATCATCTGGATTAGGCTCTTCAAACTTAACAGATAACCGGCTGTTCATACGCGACCTGTCAAGAGCAAAACTCGTAGATTTTTTATGAACAAGAATAAAGGACATGCCAATAGCTGGAACCCGAACTATAACTTTTCCCTTCTGGAGTTCCGAAACGAACTTTGCATAATTGGATAAATATTCTTCGGGAGTATCGCCGTGAATATTAAATGTCAATGTCACATCACGACTTGAAATTTTAGGATTGTTATATATTACCATCTTCCCGTTTTCAAGGCGGCTTTCGCTTTCTATAAAATCCTTATTGCCGGCAGGAGTAAGAAGGTTCTGAATAAAGCTTTCCCCCATAGCAACCCTATATGTTCCCCAAGCATCATTACTGTTTATAAATAAGTCTCCCAACATAATCTATAATATTTTTGCAGTTCCGTCATTTATAATATCGACCTCACATCCTCCGATATTTACAACTAATATCACGGAATAGTTAGTTGCTTCTATTTTAGCCTTTCCCCCGTGCATAAGCATTACCTTATGAACCTTTGTATTATCATCATAAGACAAGCTCGCAATGGTATTTCCTACTACTGCAACATTCGGTTTATTGCAGAGTTCAATATATCCACAATCCACATAAACCCCAAACGGTTTCACATTCTTGGCCATCCCCCTAAATGATTCTAGGGGTGGATAGTTGTTATGTTCGCAAAACTCCCGGCCTTGTGGGGAAAAGAAAAGCCAACACAAACTTTTCCAGTCTGTAGCTTTTCCTGACTCACAACAAGCACCTAAAGAGATTGCTTTCTGCATTATATCATGAACTTTCATACTATAAATTATTTATATTGTTTTCTATCTTTGTCAACTTGGAAACTACTTCTTTTAATTGCTTTACCGTATCTCCGGTATTATCACTAATTTGCTGCAATTCTATATATATATTAGCCATCATCACGCGAGTTTCATCTGCAATATCATACAATGACGCAATTCTTATATTTATCGAATCAATACTTGCACTTATATACAGCAGATTTGCAATCTGGTTAGAACTCTGCAAATACAAAAGAATTTCTTCCCCAATCATTTGCAAAGCCGTAAATCGCCCATTCAATTCATTCGCTGAATCTTGAGACATTACTTCAAATCCTCCGCTTGTTGCCTGTTGCTCATATTTGCTTTCATCCTTTAGCCATTTGCCAGAATTTTCAAATATTTCTTGTGCCTCCTTGTCCATCTTTTCCTTCAACTTATTCAATTCGGCTTCTTCCCATGGCGACACGATACCATCGGACATATAGTCGGCCAACTGCTTCATGAAATCTTGAACCGAAGGAGACAGCTTCTTTTTTAAAAACTCTATGATAGCGGTTTTAATGAGTGTTTGAACAGCTTTAGCGGATGATTCTGCGGCATTTTCTCCTGTAGCCCATGCGTCGGCATAGGCCTTAGCAAACTCATCAATAGCGGACATAACATCTGTCCCAGTGATGGCCTCTATCGCTTTTTCTTTATTCTCTTCAAGTTGAGCATTAATATCGTATAATTGCTTCTGCCACTCTTTTATACGATTGTCATCTGATTTTTTCTTGTCTTGTTCTTCTTTGATTTGTTGCTGAATAAGAAGTTTTTGTTGCTCAAGAAGTTTATTTTGCTGATCTATTAGTTGAGAAGCATCAGTCGAATAGGCTTTTTCTATAGACCTTCCCAGCTTTTCATATGACGCATCAAGTACATCAATCTGATCCTGTAATTTCTGGATGCGCTTTTCATTTTTTTTATCATGAATTTTAGCGATAGCGGAAGCCAAAGAAGAAACGACGCCAATAGCTGCTCCGGCTGCGGCTCCAATGGGGCCAAACATTGCTCCGGCTTGCGCTCCTTGCATTGTCGAATTAACAGCATCCATTGCGATATTCAAACCTTCAGCTATACCACTAAATACCCCACCAAACGAGTCGCCCAGCTTGCCAAATGTATTAGACAAAAATTGGACCGAAGAAGTAACCTCATTTACACCTTCATTTATAAGCTGCAATGATTCTGTTAATTTCTTAGGATCATTCCCTGCGGCGAAAAAACGTTTTAAGCCTTGTGTTACTTTATCAAATGCAGGCTGTAAAGTCTCTGCTTGATCTTTTACTTCCCTTAGCGATTCACTGGCCTGCCGTATAGCTTCCGGTGCTTCTTGCCAGCGTCTAAATTCATCTTCTGTTATACCGAGTTTTGAGCCAACAGTTGCGTCCCATTTACCATTTTTGATAAAATCAAGTGCTTCCTGACCTTTTGAAGCAAGTTCTTGCAGCTCCTTCAAAGATTTATCGCGCATATCACCAAAAAGAGCAATAATAGCATTTGAAGAATTTTTGGTCTTAATTTCAAGATCAAGCAATTCTTTATCCCATTGCTTACCAAGCATCAATTTTTCACCTTCCGTTTCAGCATCAGCGATCTTTTGACCATATTCGACTGCAAGAGCCATTTTCTTCTCCTGATAAGAACCATATTCTTTCAAATAATCATTCATTGCCTTACGCTGGGCTTCAACCTGCTCATATTCCACTTCTTGAGTAGAACGCATACGGGTAGTTTTTGCCTGCGTAACGGCCGTTTTTATTTCAACAGTCTGCTCTTGCGTCAGTTTTCCTCCTTGTGCTTCTCTCCATTCTTTCTCCTTTTTACGGATAGCCTCTATTTCACGATCGTAATCATATTCTATTTGGGCAATGCGCTTATCGGAACCTTCCTCCATCAGATCAATCCGGGATTGCTCGTTACGATGTTGAAGTTCTAACAGTTCGTTATTTATTCTTTCCTGAACCTGTTTTTGTTTCTCTGCTTCTTTTTTCTGCTTTTCAGTTTGTTCTTTACCGATAGAGGCCTTATTAAACGCAACATATTCATCTCGCATTTTCTCCAGTGCAGATCCTCCTATATTTGCGGCATCAGCGGCAGCAATCAATTCTCCTTTAGCTTCATTTATTCTTCTATTATATTCTTCTTGCGTTATTTCGCTAAGCGATAAACTCCTATTTAATTGGTCTATTGTTTCTTTATAAACCTGATATTCTTTCATATCTCGGAACAAAACATCAAGTTGCTCTATATTTGATGATTTTCCAAGTATATTAGCATATTGATCACTCCATTTCTTAATATCATCCAATATAGTCTTCTGCGCTTTTTGTGCTGAATTACGGGAATTGATTAAATTCTTAATATAGTTACCATAATTACGGCTAAATGCAAAAGCGTTTTTTACCAATTCCTCTTCGTTGCCAGCTTTATTTTCTTTCATTAGAGCGTTGATCTTCGATTGTAAATCCATTTCCTTTTTTTTAGCCTCTGTTAAAGCCTCTGCGGATTTTGCTCTTTGATCTTCGATTAATTTTAATGAAGCAATATTCTGTATGTTTTCAACAAGCAATTTATACGCTTCGTTTGCTTTTCCTGCCAAAATAGCTTCCTCTGAAAGATTTTGTAAATAATCAGGGTACATTTGCTGAAGTTTCTCTACTGCTTTTTTTCGTACATTGATAGATAAAGCAATGTTCTGAGATATGCCATATAACAAATTCAATTTAGAAATCTCTTCTAATGTTTTTTCAGATGCATTACTTTGTAAGTTATTAAATTCTTTCAATGACTCATTCAACCTCTTTTGCGCTGTATCAGCTCCAAACAAATTCTTCGTCCATTCGATAATATCCTTCCCATAGACAGACAGCATTGTTATTGCAACAACAAGTGCTGTTTGCCAACTGAAAATAGACGAAATTAACTGTTTCCATACTGGCGCAACTTTAGCTACATCATTGTTCCCGGCCGCAACAGCCGCTTTAAAAGCCTTGTATTCTGCCGACGCTTTCTTTAACTCGTCTGCAAGCATAGGGAGGTTGTTTGATATGGCCAAAAAGAAAGTATTCCATCCTATAGCTAAAGATGGCAATTCTCTCGCTACTTGTTGTACCGACATTCCCAAACCATTCCAGGCAGAAGCGTAGTTTCCTACATTTCTTTGATATCGGCCGGTAGCCTGTTCTGCCGCACTAATCTCGGTATTCAACGACTGTATCTGCTTTTGCAAATCGGTTCCGATCGCAGCCTTTCTATCCGAAGCGGAAAGACGATCATATTCTGCATTAAGTAATGACAACTGTTTTCTCAGGGAAACAAGAGAATCCGCTGCCACCCCTTCTATTTTTATATTGTCGGAATATTCTTTTCTGAGTTTTTTTAGAGCCTCATTTTCTATTGTATATTGGTGAGTTATTTCCTTTAATTCAGTCAAGATATTTGATCCCTTTTGCCCCCTCTTGTCTATATCAGACAATGCCAAATAAGACTTATTTAGTTTCTTGACATCTTCATTTAAGGCTTTGACTTTCAGCTGTTGTTCAACAAATACATCCGTAGCATTATTAAGCTCCGATGCCATCTGTCGTGCGCCTTCCATTACTCCATTAGATACATTAAGCTGATCTATAATACGTTGATAATTTTGAACCTGCTGCTCATATTCTTTCAGTTTTTGTGTCGATTCCTGATATTTCTTATTTAACTCTTCGAAACCCTTCATGTCACCAGCAACATTAAAGTCTTTAAGAGCCGTTTTCAGAGCTTCTACCTCTTCTCTGAGTTTTTGCACTTCTTGCCATTTGGCAGAAACATCAAAACTAAGTTTTGCCATAAATTACCCCTCTTTCTTTGTCCGGTTCAATAAATAACGTCCGTCTCGCTCGATAATCAGATCACCTGTGACTTGGTGTAGAATATCCTTTTGCATTAATAATAGATTTCTATATGGAATACGATACACTATCTCATTATAAGTTAGCTTTAAAGTTTCCATGAATGTGGCAATTTGCCCTATCATTGTTTCATTGCCTATCACTTTGGTATCGCCGCCATTCTTGCCACGCTCTCGGCTAAGGCGGCACAGACGAAAAAATCCTCTGCGGAGATTAGATTTATAACCGTTTCAAGTGCTTCTTTCAATTCCTTCATTGTCGCATCTTGAATCTCCGTATATTTATCCGGATCGTCAAAAATGAAAACAGACAATCCCTTTAGCAGATTCTCCAAATCTTCTTTTGCTTTACTCAGTTCTTCTTTACCTGTTGTGGTACGATCTATACAAGACAGATATTTTATTGATTTACATATAACAGCTATTGTAGGAGACTGAATGGTATATGCTTTACTTCCCAAAATGACGACTTTGAGGTCATCGCCTAAAATAGCGTTAGCGACTAAATTTGCTGCTTTGTTCATTGGATATTCATATTAAGCAAGAAAGGGACGGGCAGAATGTATCCGCCTGCCCCTTTCTGTTGTGATTCATTAATGGTACTTTAAATTCCCTTTAAAGTCTTGCCTTCAACATCAAACTGATATTCGGATGCAATGGTAGTTGAAACCTTCAAAGGAATGGCTGAAATAGCTAAACCAACGGCTCCATCGGTAGACGCTCCGCGCCCGATAACATTTGCTTTAGGGAAAATAATCGCTACATTATCATTAGATACAGCAACAACGCATTTATAACGCTGTTCCCCTGAGTTTCCTCTTTCCCAGCCTTTACTATCATCTAAAGGTTTACCACCCATCAATTCCGCCTTAGTGTAAAAGTCATAGGCGCCAATCGTCCAGTTTAGACTTACTGATCCTGCTTCAAAAGATGATCGGTATGTCTGTCCGGTCAATTCGTCCTTATACTCTGTTGTTGTACCGTCCTCTTCGGTAAACTCATATGTACCTTGATGTACATTGGGAACTTCTTTGAAAGAAGTAAACAATGATTCAAGTGTTGCATAAGTTGGAGCTGCTTCTAATGGCTCTCCATAAAGAATTTGCTTTACTCCAATCACGGATACTGTTCTTCCTGCCATATTCTTATTCTTTTACATTTAATACTTGAAATAATATTCTCACATTTACATAGAAACATTTTAAATCCCTGTTTTCTTCTATCCTTGTCGTATCGACCTCGTATGTATAAGATGTACCGTCGTAAGTAGAAGTGGAATGTAATTCCTTGACAGCCAACCTTTCTAAAGCATTAAGTCTTGTAAGAGGAGCTGTTCCTTTACGATCAAGATAAGGAATACAGATATTCACATGAACAAATCCTGCTTTCCAATAGGTGCCCGGCTCTACCGAATTAACGATAATAACAACCCGCTCGGACTTCACGTCTCCTTCGGGAACCGCTCCGTCTTTATACACCTTCTTGATTCCCAGTTTTTGGGCATCTTTATAAAGTATAGTCTGTATGTCTGTTGTAACTATCATTGCAGCATTGTCCTTACTGTTATCTCTGCATCATCAATCACACGTAATCCCTTGCTATTGACAAAACTTGCATAATCCATACCGGCAACGACAATAAGTGTGAAACCTTTCGATTTACAGGCAAGGCTTCTCGCATATTCAAGACCTTGTCGGCTTCCATCACTACCATCGCCGGACTTACCTCGCGCCCAAAACTGGACTGTTTTCTGCGCTTTGGTGGTGAAATATACCTTTTCGTAGTTTTCTCCACGTCCCTGAACCTGCTTAAATCCTCCCTCTTTGATTATCTTTCCATCCTGAGCCACCACATAGCCTAGCGAACTGCGTAGATTTCCCGTAATATTGTTATATTTTCCTTCTCTAACAGCCGTTTCATAAGCCCTTTCCCCCATCTCTACAAGATGAGCGAATACTTCGCTAAAAACTTCTTCAAAGAAGTTATCAACATCTGAAAAATCATATTTAGCAGTAATTATTCCAGCCATATTTGCCCATAGTTTAGATAATCCGTTGTCATAGGATTGATTACTATCCCCTCACCACGAAGAGAACCGTCAGCATTCAAAACACGAACGACATCTCCGGCATTAATTTTTACCTTTTCTGTCACAACACGATATTTGTAAGGGTAAGTAACACCATTAACTGTATAGGCACGGTCAGCACTCTGATCGTAACATTTACACTTACAAACTCGCTCCCAACTATCTCCGTCTGTACCCGGAATAGGATTGCCGTCTTCATCGTATTCGTATTCTTTTACGACTTTTTTTTCTAATATGTGAGGTGCATAATACATTACCAATACATTGAAGCGTCAGAGATTCTACTTGATAAAACATCCTCTATGCCTAATTGCTTACATAACAATGAATAATACACTTTGATACCGTCCTTATCCCAAGAAACAGAAAACCCACTCTCATTAACAGATGTAGGACGAGCCAGCAATGATGGAATAAATTCGGCAATAGCCTTATTTACTTCATTTATATTATCTTGAGCAATCTCACTTTCAAGTGATATAGAACTATTCAAAGTTATATCCACAAGATCGGCCTCCGACAATTCAATGCCGAAGGAACCGATCTTTTGTGTTATGTAATCAGCGACTTTCATTATCAATCAGGTTCTGTGTTCAACGACGCAATACCATTGATCTCCGTGATCACAGGCAAAGCAAATGTTTCAGCCTTTACAAACTCAACACCATTCGAGTTCTGAGTTTCACCTACTCCCCATTGAGCTACACGAATGCGACCATAGTTGGAATAAGTAACGCCGGGTTCAGGCCTTAATTCGTTATTGACATAGGCATTTTTGATTGTCCCCAAACTGCCGGAAGGAATAAAGACAAGGTTCTTTGCATTCCACGGATTGTAAGGGGTGAATGTACCATTGTTCTGAATCAAACACTGACGTCTAACCGGTTCCAAGACCGGCAATTCATTAGATCTCATAAATTCGTTGAGATCATTCAGCAGCAATGGGCTATTCTGCTTATCTGTTCCGAAAATTACCTGCTTAATCTTCTTGTTTCTAAGAATATAAGAAATTTTAGAAGGAGCAAGCAAGATGCGATCAAATACAACCTTATCAGAGAAAGCATCTACGATGGCCTGAATATCTGCGAATACGTCTACATTAGCAATGTTATCATCATTCCATTTCAGAGTAACCTTACCTTTATTTTCGGCAGGCATGTTATAATCGATAGTCGTTTTAACACCACCCTCAGGGTTATTCGTTTCATCCAATGTGGCAATACCTTCATTAGATAACGCCCCCATAGCGATGATATCCAGTTTTGCCTGTACGCCTTGTACCGGAGTTCTAACATTGCCCCACATCAGATCAATAAGCTGTCTTTTTGCGACTTCTTCCGGAATTGATTTGCTGTCCAGAATTTCCAGAATCTTTCTGTAATCATCAATGGTCAAAGGCTGCGTAATTGCATGGTGAAGCACCTTTTGAGCAATAGTTTCAAGTCCATGAGTGCCCAATACCGGTTCTTTCGACTTATCGTCAATTGTTGCAGCCGCGATAGTGACATTATACTTGCCCTTAATTTCTTCAAAGTTTAATCCAATGGAAGGATAGTCCCAATTGAAAAATCTCTCATAGAATACGTTATCAAACAGCATTTTATGCTGTCTTGATACTGCATCAAAACGCAATTGAGTTTGCCTTGTGAGCTCTCCAAAAAGAGAACTATACTTTAATCTTTCTGCCATAGTATTACTGTTTTACGTAAATAATATTAGGGTTGTTTTTCATACAGATACCCTGCATCCATGAAGCGGGTAATTGCACTGTATATCCCAAAAGGACAACTGCGTCATACGCAGCCGAAACAGTGTCTTGATCACCGCCGGACAAAGGTTCAGTGTCTTCACCAACAACCGCGTTTGGTTCATACTTGGCCACAGAACTACTTGTAGCCGTCGCTTCAATAAGAACATCGTCTGCCGCAAGCCCCGAAATAGCAGACGACAATGTCAATACATCATAATCTGCATTTGACGTATCAATGGAAGATACCGTAACACCGGTTGTTTCCCCCTCCTTCATTACGATATCATTAATCTGAAATAAAGTTCCTTTAGGGACTCTCGGTTTTGTGGTTGTTCCGCCAGATACGACTTTTGCATATTTGGATACAGCCGCAGTAAGGGTTCCGATAACAATATGTAATGGCGTCCCTTTGGGAATTACTGTCCCTTTTGGGAAAGTCTGCAACAGTTTATATCCTCCAGGGAGGATTTTGGCTTCTCCACGCCAAAATACCGGCATGTTGCCAGCATAAGATTTACCTTCGAATTTAACTCCCATTTGTTTCTATTTTTTAATGGTTAATTTGCATCTGGAAGACCTTTTGCCCATTCTTCAGCCATTTCTTTAGATTTTTCCTCTGAAGTAGACAGAACGCCAGATGCGTTACTACTCTCAAGCCCTGCGGTAACAATGTTTTGCTTTACGCCTGCCAAGTAAGAGTTAATTGCAGCCTCATCCATTTCCGGGGTGATGGCAAATCCCTCTTTGGCTCTCCATTCCGGTATACCTAGTTCTTTCGCCTTAGAAGCGATCATATTAGCCCTTACAGCCTGCTGTTCCTTTGCTTTATAAGCATTGAGTTCTTCCTGTATAGGAGATAGTTTTGCCGCAAGCGCTTCTTCAATCATCTTCTGTAAGTCAGGTTCGTTTTTTTTCTGCTCGCCCCCACCAGCAGATTCTTCTTTCTTTTCCCCTTTCGCTTTATTGACAGCATCAGTTACCCGCTTATCAATACCACTCTGAAGAGAAGACAAGAATGTTTTTTGACCATCAACAACGGCCTGTAGATTTTCATCAGTTACAAAGCCTGTATTAGCAAGAGCTTCGGCCTGTCCCTTCAAGATTTCATCGCTTAACCCAAGATTTGAATAATTCTGTTTTAAGGAGTTGAAAATTTTATCTTTCATGTTTGATCGTTTTTAATTCAGCATAAAAGTATTAAGTAGCTAATTGGGAGAGAAATATTTAACTTAATGAAATACGACAATAGATTCATTGTCGTAAAATTGTGCCACTTTATAACAAAAAACAATACCATATAAATAATAATCCCTGTAAGAAGAATAGGATTGTGTCTTCTTGCAGGGATTATTATACTCCAACCGACTGTTGCTTGTCACTGCTTGATCGGCTGCGCATGCGCCGGCACATCCTTTAAATCGTACGGTCCCGGTGTCATAGCCTGTATGCAGAGGTACAATACTCCGTCCTGCGTGTAGTACTTGTTAAATTCAAGTGCCATATTTTGCTTATATGGAATAGGATCTTCTATCGTGCCGGAATGTTCTTCTGCGTCTACTATTTTCCACAGGCTTAGGGTAGCTGTGCTAGGCTTCCAGTTATCTTGTGTGAGATGGTCTTTAACACATTCCCAAAGGACATCTTCAACTCGGTATCGTTCGCCGGTTTTGACGTTTATTCCGGTTTCCCATTCGGGGTATTGATCTTTGACCTGTAAGGCTTCCGACGGGGAAAGGTCATATGTATTTATCTCTTCTGTAGCCTCCTTATCCAGTTCGTCCAAAGCCAATAATCTGCTGAACTGCCTATTGATTATGGGTTGTTCTCCTTCTGGATAAGTCCATTCTTCACTATTCAGTAGTTCGACAAAAGACGGATCGCTAAAACTATAGCGAGGAAAATCTTCATCATCGAAGGGTGCAAGGTATTCCTCATGAAGGATCACCTTACTCTGGTCTACACTTGTCCTCATTTCCGGGAGGACTTCTATTCCGTGGGACTTGCACCACACGATGTCTACAATTGCGTATTTCATATCCAATTATTTTTAATGTTACTTTGCTTTTAGGGTTTGGAGGTAGTTGTAGGCTTTGATACAGTCGTCTTTGGAGAGGTTTTTACCATCGTAGATAGCTAGGTTTTTAAACGCCATTTTGGTGAAATTAGCACTGTAAGATGCAATATTTAAACTAGATTTACTACCACCTGATGCTATCTGAGCATCAGGTTTCAATATCTCCGTCCAGTCATTAAGATATATTCTTCCATCCGAACAAAAGGCATTAATAGATTTACTTTGTATTTTAATGGGTCCTCCCGCGAAGTAGATAGTTACGCCATCAAGGGAATTATACAAAAACATAGACGACACTTTTATTATACCACAATTGGAGGGAATATTTGATAACATTGTCCAATTGCCAACAATCGTCCAATCTTTATTAAGTGTAAAGAGACTGCTTTCAACTTTATCATCCACCCCATCAGTAACCAGGTATCCTTCGTATTCGGGGATTTGCTCAATGGTGACAACATGATCAGGATCAAAAT